GAACTTTTGTTGTGATTGGTCGCCGATGAGGTGGCTTACATGGCAAAAAGTGTCACCATCCTTGGGCCATTTCCGCCGAAGGACTTTCAGGACTCAACCGCTCGTACAGCGATTGCTACTGAAATCAGCACAGCCATTGGCTCCAACACCTGTGTGTCGGCAGACCCGCACCTCATTCTTGGAAACATCTTTATTATCGTGACTACCAGTTGAGGTGGTTGTGATGAAAGAGTACGGCAGTCTTGGTCTTGACGACATCGCTCGGCTACAGAAGCGCGGCATCCGCCTTAACGAGTCCTACGGGGCTTCGGTGAGAACAAACGAGGACAATCCCCTCGCAGGCGTTACTCTCAAACAGCGCAACCGTAATAAAAGCGCAGGGGATGTCCTTAACATCGGCTCCGGTACGAGGTGCAAGCATTGTGGAATGCTGTACTTCTGTTGGGTTGACAAGTGCAGGACATGTAGCAAACCGATGGACTTCAATTTGGGAGTGAAAGAACAATGACAACACCACTGGATGAGGCTTGGTTTGTTTTGAAAAAGCAGTTGCCATCATTGGAAGAATTACAGGATGACCCTTTGGCGTTTATGTCAGAGGAGGAAAAGCGGGAGCGAGAACTTAGGGAAAGGATAGAAACTGTGCGTAGGATTACTGGTGAGCCAAAAGAGATACCAAACCCTTCCCGTCGTTTTCCATCAGCCGCCGGAAATGCTTGAGGGAGGAATATGAATGCCAGTAGTGTTCAGTCCCGGTGAGCCTGAGACAAGGCCGCTTGACCCGGAGGCCATCGTCTACACAACTGGAGACAAGGTAGGGCAACTTCTCGGCATCGCCGCAGGTGAGCCTGTCCTTGGAGCGGCCGACGCCGTGTCCGACGGCTTCTTCATTTTGGGTGCAGATTTCAGAGAACATGGATTTGAGAGTGGGGACACCATCCTCGTCCACAGCGACCTTGACCCGCTTGGTACTGAGTTCGTTATCACGGCTCCGACCGTCGTGGATGTCAGCGGAACAAAGTATGTGAAACTGCCAACGACCGGCGTCACTCATGCCAACTACACGACGACGGCAAACACCGAAATCCAAAACAAGACGATTTTCACCAACGGCAAGCGAAGAGGCGTGACCAAGAACATCGTCAATGACCACATCAAGAGAATCCAAGACAGGATTGACAACTACACTCACAACGCATGGCGACCGTATTTGGTCTCGGCCGAGTACATCAACTTTGACACCTACAAGCCCTACCGACGGCGATACTTCACCGACTATGTGGGTACGACGCCTCTGTTGTTCCGTAATGTTCAGCAGATGCTGAGAATTGAAATGTGGCAAGGTGAAGACTACCGGGAGATTTGTGGTGCAGAGGCTCGCCTCAATTTCAGCGATGTGTCAAACCTCGCATCGGCAAAGGTGTTCTTGTCTCCCGGCAACGGCAGTGTCGCTGAACTCGCACAAGGCACTGCGAGCAATCAGTGGCGTGACGATTTTGACGCTACGACCGTGGCTCAGAACATCGCCGACCTCATCAACAAAGAAGACAGGGTGAACAAGGCGGCTGTAGAGTTCAGCCCCACTTTTACCTTGGAAGGCGCATCATCCAATGTGGCAGTTCACAACGAGTTCTTGGCTTCGGCCAACGCAGACTACGGCACGGGCATTGTCAAAATAACTTCCATGCGACCCGTTAAGGCAGGCGAGGCGTGCAGTATCGTCACGACATCATCTGACATCGCTATAGACCACTCCTCTCGCAATACAGCCACCGTCACAAGCGTCGTTTCCACCACCGTCAATGTGGACTCAACGAACGACTTCGTTGACGCAGGCGTGTGCGTTAAGGGTGATACGGTCTTTCGCTACACCGGCAAAACCGCTACATCGTTCACGGGATGCGTTGTGGTCACGGGTTCTGCCTTGAGCGACATCTCGGGAACAATCACTCAGCACAAGTTCTCTTTGTCTTTGCAGGCAGGCTCGCAAAGCACCGTCGTTGACGCCATCACTGGTGAGACCACAGTGGACAGAAGTAGCAGTGGAGACAGCGCTCGTTTGCGAGACTGGTGGCTTGACCACGAGATGGGCATCATTTACTTCAACAACTCCTATCCGTTTTTTGAGTTCAACTCTGTCAAAGTGGCTTACATCTACGGTGAGCGATACCTTGAGAAAGCAATTGAAGAAGCCGCCACCAAACTTGTAGCGAGCGAACTGCTGATGTCCGACGACCGAAGTGTGCTTATTCCCGAAGGAAGCCAAAACATTGACCTCGGTTCCAAGGCACAACTGTTTCGCAGAGAGGCCATGGACATCCTCGCTCGCTACAAAGAAGTGGTGGTGTGTTAAGAATGGTCGCCACTTTCAAAGAGCCGCTGGATGCAGTCATTGACATTCTCAAGGCTGACCATGATGCAGGGACAGCCTTGGGTTGGAACAGAGCCAACACGGACAACATCAAGCCTGTAATCATTGACATCGCATCGGAAGGACCGGAGCGAGGAAAGCGCCTTGACCTACAGCGCCACGATTACATTTTGTGCTACGAGACTGCACTCAACGAAGAAGTTCCCGACCTCCTGTACAACTTCGTCACAACACGAGTCAACATCACCGTTGACATGCGTACTTCAAGAGGCCGTAGTCGCTTACGAAAAATGGAAAACGAAATGCGTCGCATCATCCATGTGAACCGCAAGGGCGACGGTGCCAACTTTGACCGCATGATTCTCAAAGTCAGGACTGACCTCAGTGACCGCACGAAGAAACTGTTCAGGCACACATTTCAAGTTGAGGTTGTCATTCTTGCGGAGACGATACCATGAGTGGATTTGGCGCACATTTCAAAGGTGATGTCTCCGAAGTCACCATGGGCCATGAAACGAGTCTTGTCATTGAACATGACCAGCCGAGAACATGGACAGCCAAGACAACTGACGCTACACGAGACTACACGACCATTGAGTTCAGAGGGACAACGACCATCACCAATAGCAGTATTTTTGAGCAAACCAAACCAATTCTCAAGGTTCCGCTTGGTATGTTGATTGGTCAGAAATTGACTTTTCACGCTATTTCCACAGGCAACAACAACTTCTCCAACTTCTACAACAGCACTCTCAAAAGCAGGGTGTACACGATTGTGGACCATACTCTGGAAAACAACACCGACGGGGCTTTGGCAACGCAATTGAAAATCGTACCGGCGTTCCCTACAACGACATTGTTGAACAGCGGCACAGGCGACTCTATTTTGATTCACTCGCTTGGACTACCGACGGTTCAAGGCGACACAAACTTCGCTATGGCAAGTGCCGCCAGTTCATCAAAGGAGGTCAGTTTGATTGACCAATTCGTCGGGCTGGCGAGTTTCATGACACTGCCCGACACGAAGGTGGACTTGCACAGTTACCATGTTGTCGGCCTTGGTCGTCAGGTCGCTGTCCAGCAGACGGGCAAGGTGCATCATGTAGGAGGTGCACTTGAAATGCCCATGCACAGCGCCAAATGGCTGTACTACAGTCTTGGCAGAGAAACGGTCAGTAAGGACAACTGTGGTTCAAAACCTTACATTGGCCTTTCCAGTGATGCTGTTATCCGGTCTGACATTGAGCCCGGACAAGGCTACATTGATGTGACAAGTAGTCAGAGCGGTAGCGTTCGTTTTGGCTCAGGAACGGATGCCGCAGTAGGCGACTACTTACTCATCAAAGACACAACTCTCATTCCTACAACAACCTACAAAACACCAAACAAAGACACCAACAAATACTTCCCACCTGAGTCGTCAGGGTCAGGACTTGCCAGCGACGCTGTGCATTTTGAGTGGGCTGAGTCAAGTGAGTGCCGTCGCATATCAGCGATTGAGTTTGTTTCGGACTTGGGCTCAGGCACTCATCGTTATGTGTACAGACTCTATGTGGATGATGGTTGGCAGTTTCCGCACACAACGAGTGATAGCATTGAACTCCGTAAGTATGCAGACAACTCCAGCAACAGTCCGCATGTGAACGCAACAAGGACCGTTAGCAACCATGTCAAGCGATTGTTGTTCTCTGCCGAAACCATCCCCAGTTTCTGTATGGAACACAGCATCAGGACAAGGGATGTAGGTTCATTCAACGCCACGGGTGAATCCACCGTATCACCGGGCTCTGCTAACGATAGCAAACAATTGACGAGGGTGTTCAAAGGATGCAAAGTGGTTGAATGGGAAATGTCGTCCACGGTTGACGCCGAACTCAAGTACCGTTGCATTTTCAACGCGCTCGCTTGCTACACGGACACGGGTCGCCTTGAATCCAGCAACGCCGGTGACCGCTACACGGCTCATCGCATGTTCCAAAATACCGCCAACACAAAAATAGGCCGGAAGGCCAGCGGTATCGCAGAAGGCTCAGAGAAGCCGTTCATGTTCTACAACGGTGAAATTTCAGCCTTTGACCAAAACTTAGGCTTCGTCAGCGCTTTTGAACTCAGGGGTAAAACAGGTGTAGAACTGTTTCACACGATTCAAAGCAACCCTGTACCTGAATCAGTCAACGCTTCCAGCCTCAGTTTGAAGCAAGTTCCTTACGGTGGCACGAGAAACGCCAGCATCATCCGAGAGGGGCGTGAAGAGTTTGAAATGGAAATCGTCCTTGCTTTGGAGGATGCCAATCTTTTCCACGAACTCAGGTCGCATGTTGAACGAGGAGGGACGGTTGGCTCCACGGGTGGCACCATCATGCTCCATTTCACAAAGCCAATCGCCGCCAGCGGCACTGCACCGTCTCTCCGGGTCATCATTGACGATTACTTCATCACGGAGTTACCCATCCCGATGCCCGACGACAAAGGCTTGCTGTTCACGACCATGAAAATCAAGCCTCAAAATGTGAAAGTTATAAGCGTGGACACCGATTACCACTGTTGAGGGGAGCGAGATGCCACTGCGAGTTATCAAGTCCCTGAACCCATTCCAGCCATTTGATGGCACCGTTATTGTCAATGACGAAGAAGAAGAGGGCGGTCAGCACCTCTTCAATCCCGAAGCCGGAAGAGCCAGTGAAAACCCATTCGCTCATCTGCAAAAGGGCGAGTCCCCCGAACCGGCGGGCTCCACGACACGAGTGAGTAAGTATGGAGGAGAAGAGGAATAAAATCTACATCAACGGAGCCCCTGTGCAAGTTTCAGCCAAACGGCTGACATTTTTTGATGTTCAAGCAGTAGCACCTTTGCTTGCCAACGGTGACATGGACTTTTCCAACTACTGGCGCTTTGCATTTCACAACTGGCTTTCCTGCACACCTTCTATAGAGGTTGACACACTCACACCCGACGAAGGTAAAGCCTTGGCCAGCATGCTTCCTGAACCGTCTCAAGTGATGGAGTGGTTGGTTTTTCGGGAAGCGAAGTCGGAATCATCAAGCAATACCTCCACAACCGGGGTGTTAGCGACCGGCTTCGCTACCAACGAGAAGGGATGGAGTACCTTTTGATGACGCACTACAACATGAACTTACAGGAGGTCAGAGATTTGTCAGTGAGCGACGCAAAGCAACTCTTGTACTGGGCACAAGCGGTTCAGAGCGAAGAAGAGGTGCCCAAGGACGCAGTTTATTTGGGCTATGACCGTGTGCCACCACTGGAGGACTCACGATGATTGACGGCGACATTGACCCTCGCTCTGTTGAAGCGATGGAGAAGTTCAAGAAATATAGCAAAGAGGCAGGTGAAAACATGAAAGCCTTGCAGGCTCAAATGGACAAGTTCAGCAAGTCCATGGAGATGACCAAGGTCAACAGCACCGACCTGACGGCTTCTCTCAAGAACATGGAGAAGTCTCAGCCGTTCCAGCAAATGATGGAAGGGCCAGTACAGCAAGGGCAGATTGCAGGCGGAGGTGGAGGAGGTCAGTCCAACAACATCACCGTCAATCTCAAAATTGATGTCAGCGGTGTCACCGACAAGACCGACAAACAAAAACTTGCCAAAGAAATCGGCACCATGGTGACCAAAGAGTTGCGAAGCAAAATGGGCGGCTCACTCGTACAGAGTGGATTTAACAGGAGTGGTTGAGCGTGGATGAAGGGGAGAGGTTACCTATCCGTCTCGTGCAAGAGAACGGAGATACCATCTCCCTTGATGCGACCAGCGTAGACATCGTGGTAGAACGAGTTCAATCCAACTTTGCTCTGCCACTTTTGGATGCTAAGAAAATGGGACTTGACCTCAATCAATCGTCCGTACAGATTGAAATCCAAGGTGTGTTGGCTGACGATGAAGGGCAAGAGGCCACGGCTCAGGCTACGGCTATTCTTGATTTTTACCAGCCTCAACAAGTGGTCACTTGGGGTCAGCCGGTTGCTGGAGGCGGTGGTAATACGAGTAGTCCAGTGACTTCTGTTTTCAACACGCAGGGGTCATCGGGGTCTTTTGGTTCAACGACAGGAATTACAGGTACGACCGGTAACAGCGGTTCGTTTTCAGGCGGCATAGGCGGCTCGCTTGGCGGTACGCTGATAGACATCAACGACCTCGGCAATCGCATTTTGCAGTATTGGAACTTTAAGCACATTGACTTCCCTGTAGCCTACTGGGTGGAAGAGAGCGGCGCACTGCTCAATCCGGTCACCAGCGGCCTGCAACTGTGGCTCAAGGCAGACGCTTTGTCGCACGCTTTGGGAACAGCAATCACTTCGTGGGCGGACAGCAGTGGCAACGGTAGATTGGCTTCTCAAGCCGATAGTTCCAAGCAACCTGTTTATCGCACGGAAGGTGTGAACGGTCAGCCTTATGTTCGCTTTGATGGCTCCAACGATGTCATGGAAGTTCCGTTTGAAGCCTTCTTCAATTCCGAAGAGTTCACCGTGTTCACGGTCGCTAAGCACAGTGCTACAGGAGGGGATTTGCCCATTTTCAGTTCTATAGAAGGCACCACTGGTGGCGGAAATGCCGCTGGGTATGCGCTTCTTTACGATGCCAGTAACAATGATGCACAGGCAGTTTGGAGAGAAGGAAGCACAGATGACAATGTGACGAGTGCCAGTGGCACCATCAAGAACACTGATGCGTTTATCCTCACCTACACCATGGACGACACCAATGCTGACGCTCAGTCAGATGTCGCCAAATTGTTCATCAACGGCGATGAAAAAGTCAGTCAAACCAGCGGCGTGGATTATGTGCCGAGCACATCAGCCAATTTCAAAATCGGTGAAATGAGTGGTGATTTTTTCAAAGGCGACATCTACGAGATTCTCATTTACAACACTGCTCTCACGAACGCTCAGCGTGAAAGCGTAGAGGGCTACCTCTCCTACAAATACGGCATCAACCTGCCTGCCGGTCACGAATATGCAGGGACAGCAGAGTACAGTCACAACAGCAAGCATGTACGCTTGGCGTTTGACCGATTCATGGTTGCCAGCAAAAACGAACCGCACGGTTTCTTCAACAAGCAACGGAACACCAGCATGGTGATTGCGTCAGGAGGCATATCGGGCAACACGCTTACGGTCACTGGTGGTCAACCAAACCAGTGGTTTGAGCCTACAGAGAGTGAACGGTTGAATCGTGTGTTGTTTTTCCGAGGCTCAAGTTTTGTCACCGACTCCAACGACGACATTTTCTTTGGCTCAGTCGTCAGCGTCACGGCTGACGCTTTGACCATCAACCCGCACAGCACAGGCGTAACACTGCAAGCAGGCGACCAAATCTACATCGCTCCCATCAATTATTCCGACCCCGGACTGATTGGACGCACAGGCTCACCTGTCATCATCTTACCCATCAAGAACGCTGATACTTTCAATGAGTTTGCATCGCCGGAAAAGGCCGTAGGACCAGAGTTTCCGACGCACGAGGACGGCTCACCAAGGGACGGTGATACATTCACAAGAACCGATGAATACATCACTTCGCTGATTTCTAAAGCATTGACTGCCTCGTACATTGATTTGGGCAAAGCCGTTAATGCTTCGGGAGACACCACCATGGACAAAGTTTTCACAACGGTGATTTCAAAGTCGGCGCACGACCATGATTGTCGTCTGACCATCACTCAGCAATACGCCTCTTCGTTGGGCGCTTTGTCGGACACCATCAACACGACGCTTGGCGTGGGGCAAATGCCTGTCACGCAAGGCTTCTCAGGTGGTCGCAGTGGAAAGCGCGTGAAGAGTGGCGGAGATAAAGCGCAGGATTTGCTGGGTATTCTCGCCAACAGCAACAACTACGCTGGCAACCCCGACCTCAACTTCGCTACAAAAATACTGAGTATGGGTGTTGACTTTTTGGAAAATCAAATCAAACCCGTGGACCACACTGGTGATTACATCAGGGGCATTCAGATTCCGTACCTCACGCATGTCACGAAGGGAAAGAATGTGCTGGATTCGCATGTGGCACAGCGCAATTTTTTCTTGACAACTGAGGGCTCTACCGGTGGCAAACTTTCGGGCATCAATGAGATTCATGCTTCAAGGTTGTTTTCGCACAGCGCAGAGGGGCACCGCAAGAACGGCATCAGCGGACTGGTGACGGATTTGAGCGTGAGTAGGGAAGCCGAGATGAAGGCATACGAGTTCAGTTTGAGGTTTGAGGCCGCTGACATCATTTTGTGAGGTGCAAGCATGGCGACTCCAATCAGACTACTGGGCGGTTTGCAAAATGAGTTGCAAATGGATTTGCTGGCACAAGCGATTGACATCAGCGTTGACAGAAACGCTTCTCACTTCCCGACGCCCAACAACATCCTGAAACGCTTTGCGATTGATACCAACACGCCGAGAGTCATGGTGGAAATAAACGGGGTCATTATCGGTGACGAAGGCACCGAGACGCACCAAGGAGGGAGCACAATCACGGACAGTTCCGTACCGCTCCGTACACTCATCAATTTTGGTAGCATGCTACCCACCGAACCGTTCAGCGCGTTCAAACCTACAGGCTTTGGCACGGTTCACTTGACGAGTTATTCGTACGCCACCAGCAACATCAACAAGGATTTCCCAACCTTTGTCACCGACCGTCAGTACACGGTTGGGGCCACGAACACCATCAGCGGTGCCACGGCTTTGGGCAACAGGCGTGTCAAAAGGTGGGCATCGTCTGCCAACCTCTCCGCTAAAATCCAAACCACCTTGAAGTTCACAGGGAGTTCCAGCATAGGTGCTACAGGGGCACTACCAGTGGAGACCATTCTTTCGGTCGGCGGTTCGGCCATGTCCATATCAAGCAATCCAAGCGAAATAGGAGCGTCTGCTCTGTTGAATGTCGGCGACCGGGTGGTAAAGGTTGACGGTACTTTCCTTGGAGAAGTGTCGGCCTTGACTGACACGGCCGTGACTTTCAAGGATGCCTTGACTTCTGCCATAGCGGCCAACGATGAAGTCTATGTTTCACCAAAATGCTTCAATGAAAGAAACGAGTTTGTAGGGTTTGTCGTGGGCATTTACGACGACTCCAGCGTCAGTCAAGGAAACGACGCACAGTGGTACATTGAGTTCAGCGGCAACATTGAGACGAATGTCAGGGACGGCGACACGCTCACCATCAATCAAAGTAACCCGTCAATTGAAGCCACTCTTCACAACGAGTGCGTCAAATTGGTTCCCTCGTATTGGCTTGAGTCGGTGTCTCGTAATCCCAAGGGCTCTCTGTGTCAAACAGATGTCACGATGGGTCAAGGTAGTGGAAACATTGGTGTTCGTTTCCGTTTCAACGCCAGCAAGACACCTTCTTTGCTTGGAGGAAGTGACGCCATATCCATCATCCATCAAGCGAAGGCGACATCTCGTGCCTTTTCGCACACCAGTGTGTCCGTGCCACGAGGAGATGCCGCTTTCTTTGACGCCGTAGTTGAAATACCCATCAAAGGGCTGACCACCACGGCAGGCAAAAATCCCGCAGTTATCATGGCTGAATTGCTTGAAGACGCTTTGGCAGTCTCAGGAAACATCAGTTCAGTCAATGTCAGCCCGACGGGTAAGACGCTGGCGGATGCGTTCAAGGTGACGAGACATCAATCCATTGTTGTCGTAGAGCAGATTTATCGTCCCGATAGGGACATTATCCATCCCGAGGCTATGTCCATCGTCATTCGCAAAGCGTTCCAGCCTCAAGTGTTTCAGGGTGGCGGTGTCAAAAGTAGCAGTGCGAAGAAGTCGGCCGGGGACAAAGTGCAGGATTTGATAGGGCTGGTTTCCAATTCTCAAAAGGACATTGACATGTTCCGAGGTATTCAGATACCGTACGACAGTCTCATCACCAGTTCAGGCGTGACGGGCACGGCAAGGAACTTTTTCTTGACCTTCGGTGATGTTCCTGCATCTGAAAAGGGTTCGTTGAACAACACTCGCTCGGCTTCGGAGATGATGAATCAAGTGATTTTGTCAAGCGATGCTGGAGGGAATGTAGATGAATCAGCCAAAGAGGGCTTCTTTGACCAAGTAATTGATGCGTTGGTTCCTGAAACCGTGCAATCCCTTGTTGGCTTTTTGACAGGTGCAGTGGAAGATTTGTTCGTCACTCTTACGACGCCAAGCCACGGCAACGATGGCGGAATACGAATTATGCCGGAGAAACTTCATGTGCGATATGATGCTGGGAACAACTACTACGCATTCACGCTGTTGCTTGTTGCGACGGACTTTGTAATAGGTGTTTGAAATGAGTCTGCTGATTGAACCGGGCTTTGGTCTCAAGTTCAACGGTATCAGCGATAGCGTTCTCGTTCCTGTCAACAGCAAGCAGATTCACGGAATCCAAGACGAGGGCAGAAAGGCCTTGCCGGTGTCTCTCAACGCGTTCACTCTTGAGTCGTGGTTCATTCCCGATTGTGGCGGCGTCGTTTTTGAACAAGAGAATGTCATGCGGTTGACCGTCGGTAGTCCCAGCAGTCCGGCCCCGGCAACCTTTGAGGTGCGACTGAGAAACCCAGCAAGCGGAAGAGAAGCAATCTACACGCTGTCCACTGCCAAACCAGTGACCAAGGCTAACGGAAGGATTGCCTACTGGGACGGTGTTCTGTACCCCGCAGTGAACGAGATTCACGATGCGTACTTGGCAACTGACGCTGGCAGAAACGATGTCACTGCCTTCAACTCAGGACATCGTGAGTTGCTGAATGTCACCGTCATGTTTGACAGGCGAGTCATCAGCCTCTTTGTGAACGGTGACTTGGCAGTCTCTCAGACTTTGGAAGAGCCGCATGAACTGGTTACTCAACAGAATCACATCTATTTAGGTGGGAGAGGTGGCGATTTCCGAGGGACGCTTGAGTCGGTGCATCTGTCAAAAGGCGCACTCCCCTCGGGCTATCAACAGTACGCTCCCGTCAAGAGTGACAACACGCTCGGCCTTTGGCGCTTTGAAGAGCCAATTGAGCCCATCAGTCTCATCACCACCACGCCGTCCATATCAGCGTCCACTGGTGCCAGTTCCACCGTCAATGTAGGTACAACTGCGGCACAGGCGCTTGTTGACGAGTTGACAGGGCAAAGCGGTCTGACTTCCGTGGACTTCACTGACACCACCAAAGCGTACAACTCGGGCTCCTACTCCGTCACGGTTCACTCATCCACTTCCACCAGCACGGCGACGATTCCCAAAGTACCGTACAACATTCTCATCAATCCGCTGGGCTTCAATCAAACGACAGGTAAGCCGACAAACAAGGCACCTGAACGCATGAGACTGATGTCCGTTGACGCAAGTGCGGGCACTATCGTCGTTGAGTCCATTCACCTTGACTTTGAAGCCAACGCCTCTACTGGACGCCGAGGAGCGCTGATGGCTCACGATGCAGGACGCTTCGTTATCATCACGGGCGACTGCATCGTTGATACCGGCAAAGGCAACGAGTTTCAGCCGTACGGTAGCGGCACGCAGTTTTCACAACGGCAGGGACAGGTCTGCATTGATGAAAGCGATTACGAGAACCACGGCGTGGTTTTTTCACAAAGCATGGCCGTTGATAGTCACGAGTACAACAAGTTCTCTGCCAGCACAACGAACATGGGCTCTGACTTACTCGCAGGTCATTGTGGACGACACACGCTGAATCATGTGGTCAGCCACCCGTTTATGGGTTTGCTCCCCCCTACGAGCCACCACAGCGTTGACAAGAAATTGGACATGGGAAGCGATGTCATCACAGCGGCGTTCCCATCTCAGTTTTCTGATATACGCTCTACGGTTCCTGCCAACAGCATCGTTTCCAGTTATGACATCCACTCACCCATCAAGGTCCAAAGCATCACATCGTCCACCGTCGTGTCTTCGTTGGTGGAAAACGGGATGTCCGACATCGCTGACTCACAGCGAGAAGTCTTGGCTTTTGGCGGTGAGGGTTTCAACCCTGTGCCGTTTTTGTTGAAGTCAGTGCCTTCACATCAAGAAACAGGAAACACGCGCCACGCCATACCCTCCGTCAACTCACGCATCGCTACCTTGTCTCTCCCCAACTTGGCCACTTACGACTACGCCCCGTTCGTGCAAGTTCACTACAACGCCCTTGACTACGAAGGCACCGAGTTCTCAGTCGGGGCTACAAGTCGCCTCACTGGTAACATCAGCGGTAGTAACAAAGTGCTTACACTTCAAAGCATCAAGTCGTTCGGCCACGACGGACAAACGATACTGGGCATGAACATACGCATCGGCGGCACTGCGGCAACGACGGACAGTCAAGTTTTCGCAACCATCAACTACAGCGCCAAGACGCTCACATTTTCAGCCGCCGTTGCGTCAGGGTTTGCAACGGCCGCAACGACTGGAGCGATTGTGCAGAAATTGGACTTGACTCCTAAACTCTTGGTTGAGAAGACACTGCCCAGTGTCAGTACAATCCTCACAGGCTCCTACTCCATTCTTGATTTGATTCACGATTCCATGGCAATCGGCCCGCTGACCCTGTTTTCTCCCGGCGGTGTCATTGATTTTGAAACGCCCAGCATGCTTGCTTTGACCGATGGCCAGTTGGAAGGTGACAACTCTGAAGGCGTCGTTGCCGAAAAGGTGCTGAACCAAGACCTCTGTCCTGAAAATTATCTGCCGTTGACTTCAACTGACCCGCCCGCTACAACTCCACAAGCCATAGCGCTCGCTACTGCCGAATTGTCCAGCCGCAATTCGGTGTTCCATAGAGTCCTCGTGAGAAGCAACAAAAGTGAAATTGCTGATGTGGAGGAAGTGGCTGACGCTACGACGCAGTTGGCTTCCAACGGTAGTAGGCCACGAACCGGGGTGTTCATCAACAACGGGTCAGGTTACTCTTCCAGCACCAGCAGTGCGATGACTGTTGACGGAGCAGACGCCACCGCTTTCTTTGAGGTTGGTGACCGACTCTACAAAGCCGACGGCACAGACCTTGGAGCAATCACTGCGGTTTCAAGCACAAGCGTCACGGTTGGTGGCGGCACCACTGCCGCCGTTGTTGACGATGATGAGTTGTTCAGTCAACCGCAGATGTTTGGCTTGGGTACAACGAACCAAAGCACCTGTGTCAACGAATACTTTGACATCATTGAGCACACCTCGGTAGGGGGTCGCACGAGTCTTGTGGTACAGCCGAGCGACCGAGAGCGGCTGAACATGCTCAGCAAAATGTCCGACAGTTCGGATAGAGCCAACTTCATTTCCATTGAAAACCTGATTGCGAGAGGCAGAGTGGTTTCGTTTGCAGACGGTGAAGACGGCGAGTCTGTTTTGACCGCTTACGGTACATCGGGCGACCTTGCTTCGTCCAGCGTTTATGTCAAAGGGTCCGCCGCACCTGACAGTCACATTGTCAAGGAAATCATGCCCGGTGCACCTGTCGTTACGATGATGCTCGGCGGGGTAGGGCAAGGGGCCATTAACACCAAGGAGACTTACGACCCAAGTCCACTTGCACGCCTTGCTTGGAACACTCGGCACGATTGTCAAACGAGAGTGACCAGCACGACGAGCACGACAGCAGTCGTTGCTCCATTGAACAACAGAACGACTGACTTGCAGTCTTGGGGGACATACTGCTTCCCCAAAGTCGGCACCGTCTACCTTGAAGTTGCCAGCAACGAAGGCGAGAGCATCAAGTTTGCAACGGCTCAGTACACCAGCAAAACAGGTGACACATTCACCTTTGCTTCGGGTACTGGACATCAAGGCACTGGTAAGTTTGTACTTGCAGACGGAACAGAGTCCGATTCGTTTTCAGCGTGGGTCACGGCGACTGGCATGACGGCTGGAAGTGTTTTGCATGTTGACGATAAGTTCGGCGAAGAAAGCATGTGCAACGACGGAACCACCATCAACGACCGCTTGTTCCAAACACTGGACACTGTACAACACGATTACCAACTGGGGACACAGTACGCAAGTACGAGAGCGCTTGTTGAGATTCCGTTGTTTGAGGAGTTCTTCTTTGACAGGCCCGACCAAGGTATATTTCCCGGTCCTGACAACACGATGAAAATCCACATTGACGCTACACACACGGCTCACTCTTGGGCACCGAGCCCGGTTGGTAGAAGAGTGCCATCTGTGTCACCGAGAGACCCGGAGATTTTCGGGCCGTTCTCTTACGCAATCCAAGCAGATACTCACCGTAGCGGTACCAAAGTCACGCAACCTTACGATTCTTCTACGCACCGCATTTATGTTGAGGATGCAAGTTTGTTCCCAATACCTTCTGCACCACCTGTTTCCGTCGCAGGGCTTGGGGGTAGCGCAAGGTACCGACGCGCGTTCTTGGCAAGCGGAGAGTGGGTCATTTATTCAGCAAGAGACACCAGTAACAATTTCCTGACAGTTGTAGGTTCGGCCAGTGATGATTTCATCGCAAGTGAGAACTTCTTCCGAGACTTGAAAGTAGGAGCGTTCATCCTCCCTGCTCCCGGCTATCAGGACATGAATTACACCGGGATTGCTGACAACCCCAGTCTCATCAGCGCAGGCTATGAGAATCGTCGCCCGTTTTACTTTGACCGCTCCAATGTGATGACGCAAGGTGGAAACACCGACTACGGACTCAAGCAGTATGTGAGTGCAATTGAACTGCGAGCAGGTCCAAAAAGCAACCCTCACTTGCCGAAAATCAAATCCAAACGGCCACGAGCCAAGGTCATCGCAGTATCGGGTAGTCCTGCAACATCCATCACGCTGGACGACGCCAGCCTCTTCCCAAAAGACAGCCCTGACAGCGATTACAAGTTCAGGGTGGCGTGGCGAAATGCAAGTGGCACGGTGTTCAGAGGTTTTTACACCGGGAGAACAAGCAACACGCTCACCATATCCAGTTCAGATTCAGGCTTCACTCCGTCCGTAGGCGATGAAGTCTACATTGAAGACTTGCACGCCACTGCTTCGGGTACCTTTCCAAAAGTCAAAGAGACATTCCTCAGCAGAGCATGGTCTCATCCTTTCTGTGTCGGCGGGTTGCGACAAGGTGACACGGTATGGATGAACATGCACTACACCAATCCTCATGCAATTGAAGGAATGTTCTGCAAGAGTCGGGGCACGCTCAACGAAGCGGAGGTATGGAAAGGTTTCAACGGCGGCGTCGGCAGTCTCCATGCCAACCCAAGAGACAGCATCCCGATGGAAAACTTCCTGATTGGCGACAGTTGTGTTGAAACAGCACAGAATCTCGTTCAGCACATCAACAAGACGGTAGAGGTCAATTACGACGCACTCGGCTTAGACGAAACGCCGCCTGTTGTTGCTTTCATTGACCCTTATCAGTGCACAGAAGACTTTGCACGAGTGTTGTTGTACGATGTAGAGCATGACCGTGAGTTCATCGCTTTCCAAGACATTCACATGCAAGTCCAGTCCAGTCCTGCCGCCGCTACCATCGGTACGCAATCGGGCCTCAAAACAGGTGCCATTGTGAACAGCAACGATGCCAGCGGTTCTTTGTTAGATGTTGCCGCTGGCTTTCCCAGTCAAAACAAAAACCTCAACACCACTGCTAAATCAGACTTCATTGAGTCGGCTTACGCTCACGGTTCAAATGTCAACGAAAGCGTATCAGGAGGCTTAAGCACACACAGCGTCGGCGGTATTGAGAACACAGCAGACGACGGCTACTCCACAAGGACCAATCATGCCGTGGCGGATGTAGCGGATGCTCTTGCCAAACATCAGGAGATTGAAGCGTCTGTGCGAGAGCGGTCAACCTTTTTTGATACGCCCGACGGCACGCGTGTTATCCCTGCTTTCTTGGCGATGAAGGGCATACGCAACAGCACGCTGACGCTTGACGACACAAGATTGAATCAACTTGACCACTGGACAAAAATGGATTTCGTTCGCCGGTTGAGTGTTGATTTGGGTGAAGTAGCACTCCGAGATGGCGTTACAAACATTGAGTCTGCGGCAAGAGAAGTTGTGCGACTCATCAACCAAGCAGGTGCAAAAAATGGCAAGACGCATGCTCGTAGACCAAACGACCAGTTCCTTGGCGAAAACGACAAGTTTGACCCGGCTTCGGTCCATCAAAAGGCAGACTTTGCGGCAACGGCTTCTACGCACGACCCTGCTCCATTTTGGGATGTCAAGAAGGCGTTTGCAAATCACGACCGAGGGACACACATGGGCTATGTCCGGGCGCACTTGGGCCGTGTAGTCCTTGACTCTGATGGTAACCAAGGCTTTTCCGTCGTTATCCACTCAACCATCCCCGGTGCAAGCGGTCGCAATTTCTGCGCTTGGCTTGACGCCAGTCGGGCACAAACGCCGTACCGACCGCAATACCTCATCGGTCACGGCGGTCGGTTCCGCAACTACTGGTGCCAACCTGATGAAATCAGTGGAGAGAACATGCACCCGGCACCGATGCCCATCAATCGTTTCGGTAGACCGTTTGCACCAATCACGACACTCAAGGAGTATCTACCACCCGAAAATGTTGACGATGAGACGATGAACAATCTCAACTTCGGTGCTGACACAGTGGACAGCGGAACGAACTTGCAGTTCTCCAACACAGAGGTTGTTTCAGGAAGAACCAGCAATACGCTTCTGAATGAGTCGTTTGAAACTCAAAGCCCTGCATCGGCACTCGTTGATGGTCTGAGAGTGGGTACGAAGGCCAAATCAAGAATCAATTTTGGCGGAATGACCATGGCTGGCATACCCGGCTGGTCGCCTGACTTGAGTAAGTGGGGCTACACTAACGACGGTACGGTCAACGCCACAAGGTACGGCAACGCGTCCAATGCCTCTGACGCCATGACCGTGACAACAGAAGGAAGCGACGACGGCTACATCCCCAAGACGGACATGTTGGCAGAAAACATCGGTAGTCGTCCACTTTACGGTCTGCGCTTTGAAGACCATCGTGGGGACAATCACACCATCCGTTTGTTGTACAAACAGTTCGGCAAGTCCTTTTCAGGCGAAAACACCTACCTGCCTCCGACACTGGACGAAGAGGTCATCGTTCACTTTGACGACCGAGATGTAGGACAAGGTGGATTTACCATCGGTCGGCACATTGTCGGCACAGGTGAAGTTTGCGGCGAAAAGACTGGAGGCAGTGCCAAGAAGTTCAAAGGAAACCTTTGGAACACCTACCCGTCTCCAATCGTGGGAGTCAAAGTCGCTACATCGCTGTCCAGTGGTACCATGACGGTGACGCTGGACGCACCGTATGACACCAGTGCACCTGCCGTGATGCAATCTCACCCCGACATCCTTGGCTACCTTGGTTTCCCAAAGAGCGGAATGTTCCAACTGTCAAAGCACGGCACGGGCGGTAGTGACCACCAAGGGTTGACATTTTACTACACGAGCAGAACACACAACAATTACAGCGGCAGTCACAAGTTTTTCGGTGTACTCGGCGGTTCTGCCAGCCACAGCAACGGCGACTGGTACATGAGTCCAAGAATCAACTTCACGAGTCTCTTGACGGATGAAGTGATTGCGGCGGCAGTGGCTCACGCTATCAACATGGAAAGCACCACACAAGACAACATTGAGGCAACTTCGTTTGACTGCACTGACATGTTCGCACCCGATGGACGCACCTTGGGTGAGTGGGGTGTGAGTCCGACAGCCATCCGAATCAAGGTGCGGTCGGATTCCAAGGTGCCACTCAACCGCCTGTTTGAAGCCAATGTAGCAAAGGACTTCGGATTGCTGGATGGTGTTTCCACAGAAACAGTGGACAGTGGGACGCATTTGCAAGGCTTAACGGACGCTGACAAGGATGCCGGAGTGAGGCTGGACATCGGGTACATACCGAAGACCGTCTTGCACATCAGCACAAAGTACAGAGGGACCAATGCAAACACCGCTACCCCAGTGTTGGTTGACAGTCAAAACAGTGTCGTTGACATCATTGACTGGCAGAGAAATCTGAGAGGAGAAAACTTCACTGACATCGCAGGTGACCACATCATCCCACGGGTGGACTCTCCTTGTGTAGAGGTGCATTCTTTTTCGGACCCTGACATCAGCGTAGCCACGAATGAATCGTGGGCTCTGCTTGGCAAACCAGCGTCTGACACAGCCAACAGTTGGGGTGAACCCTTCATCGTTTGGCACAGTAGCAACGCTTGGGCAAGAGTGCGAAGTAAGGCAGGCGTCAGTGACCCCGAAGAAGTGGTGACCATTGAAAGTAAAAGCACCAACCCAGTGGCATTCCCCAACCCTGCCGCAAACGACATTCTTTGGAAGCGAAGTTCAACCTATCGTGATTTTTCACAGATAGACGGTGTGAGGATAGCGGGTAGCAAAAACTCCAGTCCGTTTCTGCACTTCCGAGGTGGACGGGACAGCCCTGACCACTATGTTCCTCTCTACTTTGGTGGTGGTTTTAGCGGCGTCGTGACGGACATCAATGACGGTACGCAGAACGACTATGCTGATTTCTACACACATCCATACTCCAATGGACCCACCGGTTCGGCTGGTTTCCAAAATGTAGGAGAAATCGCTGGTTCGTTTGCACTCATTGACACCAACGCCATGATGGCCATGTTCCCCGGCACGGTCTACCTTGACCAGCACAAAGGACAGAATCATCCCCCTTTCTTCAATCAGGATGCCATACTACCCTTTGACATGACCAAGGGAGCAAACAGCAAAGCGACTGGATTGGACTACACGGACGGTACGAACTCTGTCCACGCTAACATCCCGAGCCCTGTCATTCTGCGCTTCGCTCATCCGCATGCCCGCTACAAGCACGATAGCAGTGCGAGTGACGCCACAACTTACATGATTTTTGGACCGGGACAGGCTTTCCCGCATAACACAGCAACAACTGAACCACAGGGTGCAAACATTGTCACCGCTGGCAACGGCTACAGTGCAGTGCCAATTCACATCGGTGGCGATGCAAGTAAGGATTCGTTCTTGCCGAACCAATTGGCTAACGGAGACAGCGGAGAACACAGCGGTTTCAACAGAGGAAACGCTTTGGCTCACTTGCCCATGACCACTTTCTTTCAGAAGAACAATGTTTCCGGTTTCAATTACACGATGAACTGGCAACCGACAAAGGGCTTTCCGAATGTGAATGCTTCCGGCTCTCGCACATACTCGCAAACTAACATCATGGGGTTCTTTTACGAAGGGTCAGACCAATCAGTCACAGGACTTCCCAAGCACTATCACCCGTTCAATCACATCTTTGATGACATCAGCAGTAACGCTGTTGGCGGTTCAAGCCATCCGACTACGAGAAAGTCATCTGTCATTTGGCACATGGATGGAGGGTATCACCCCGGCGGTCATTTCCTTGACGACCATGTACGGAAGAATCCCAAAAATCATGCGGCAAGTGCATTTTTGTCAACGGGTAGCGGTGCTAAACACAACACAAGTGCCTTCCGACCTGCTGGACTTCTTGCCAAGGCTTACCTCAGTTACTATGGGGGTTCGCCTGACAATCAAGTGTTGGACGACAATGTTGTCGTGGTGGATGCCACACGCTGTCAAAACGCAGAAGAACTTGGTGCAGTGCTCAGCGGTGCCATTAACACCTTCCCCGGCAAAGACCCGTTGAAGGCGATTGGCGGCACTTTCATGCCCAGTATGCAGAACGCTCACAAGCAAGACCGCTACGGTTGGGTAGAATTGGCAGTGAACGAGTACAATGCCGAAAACGGCGGGACACCTGCTTCTTTGCGAGTCACCAGCACGACGACAACACTTCCCGATTACGGTTGGCTAAGAGTCAGTAACGGCACCACTGCGGGCTTTGCGCCTTACATTTCTCACAGCGTTTCAGCACCAAACATAACATTTACGCTTGCGAAGAACACCATCACTTCCAACACCAATGTGGTAGACCCCCAAGCACGCAGTGCAATTACACCTGACTCAAACTACAAAGCGTATGTTTGGGCCAAGGCAGGCACTCATCGCTTCAACAACGCCGCCTCCGGCGCTTCAAGAGACCACATAACGCAGGTTCACTTCGGCGGGTTCCAAGACGCCGTTGACAGGACCAAGCCGGTCGGCGCTGTAGGATGGCACGGTGAGGCCTATTCGTACCTCAATTCGTATGAGGCTTCCAACAAAATAGGTGCCAATTTGCACCCTGCTGGCTTGGGGGCATGGCATCCGTTCTTGGGCTTCAATCCTTACGGGGCCGCAGAAACTTGCGTCAGTGGAGGAAGCCCGGTCAGCAAACTTGCGGAAGGCGGTGCAGTCGTGTCGTTTTACGAGGATTACTGCGTGAGTGGACTTGCCAGTCGTCATCTCGTAGCCATCACTCACGAAAGCGAGTTGCCGTTGATTGCGAAAGCCGACAAAGACGGCGTGAGTGGAATGGGCGATTGGTTGCATGTTGGCCAAACAGGCAACATTGAGCATGCTGGTACGGTGGCATGGGACGCAAGCAAGGTGCACAACAAAGACCGTTATGTCGGCACCGCTACGGCCGGACCGCATGTAGAAGCGCAGGTTCACTCGGGTTTCTCGTTGCCCACGGCGAGCAGTGATTACCCTGCCGTTGGTAGCGCACCTTCTGACTCACAACTGCACAGAACCATCCAAAGCGGTGACATGGTGCGAGCAAATGCTTGCAACTATCCAACTGGGGATTTGTTTTGGGACGAATCTGTTGTGAAAAACTCGGCTTTCCACGAGGACAGAGGGACATACGGTGTTGAGTGTATAGGAGTCAGCGACCGGAACGACTACCTGAACACTGCCGCAACGCCCTACAAAGGTCTGTACAACTACTACAACGAGCGTAGTGCGGCTCGCAATTTCTTGCCGGAGCATGTCGTGTGGAAGCGCATGGACGGCGGCAGTGTGACCATGCCCGCTGTCAACGCTCGTGGGCTCGGAATGATACCGTGGACGAAGCGAAAGGACGGTAGTGAGTACAAAACCGTCGGCGAAAAAATCCTTGGCAACAACCGATTTTCTTTTGAGACGACCAACGCCGCCATGTTCCCCATCATCCAAGCACAGGAGTTGTCGCATCCACAGTTGGCGGAACAACATCCGCTTGAAATCAGAAACGCCCTGTTGATTCCCAACGAGCACATCCAGTTCCAAAGTGTCAGTGTCGTTGACGATACCGGGCAAGAACACCGGTTGGAGGGTGGTAGCCCACTTGGAACGGTCATCATGGACTTCCGGCACATCAGTGACCGTGAAATTGAAGGCCTTGCTCCTGCCCTTGCTGGTGCAGGTGTAAGTCCAAATCTCAAAATTCGCTTGCCCAATCCTGACGAGATTCCCGGCAACATCGTGGTCAGGTCAGGATTTGACCGCTTACAGGGCTATCAAAACGAAACCATCGGTAGCGGTGGCCTGCAACACCCTGCACAGGCGAGTGCTCAACTCCAGTCAATGTTCGGCAACTCACAGCCGGGACCAAGGCTGTTTCCAACATGGGAGAACAACGGTTGGGAACATCTCAGTCAGGATGCAGAAGACATCTCCTCCGACACGAGTCACAGTCGCTTGAAGTTCCCTGCTTCTACTTCCGAAGGTTGGAGTGACCACACTGATAACGCCCCTCTTGATTCTGCTTACGAGCCACACGACCGAAGTCTGTTCTTCCATGTCACTCGCATGGGCGTGTCCATGACGCATCGTTACGATGTTGACGAACTGACCTACTCCAGTTTCAGCGGTACAGAAATCACCGTCGGGTCTACACCCGAAGCGGCTACATGGACGGATTCAAACGAGCAAAGTAGCGGTCGGTATTTCCTGCGCGTTTATGACCCAACGACCGACAAAGGCGTCATCGCTTCGTACACGGGAGTGGGGACAAACAAGTTCACAGGCGTCGTCTACAGTCCCGACTTCTCGTCATTCGTGGCCGGGAAGACTGGACTCAAGGTTGTCCCATCGTACTACATGCCTGCTGGCTCAACAAGGCTGTTTGCGGCAAGGCGATTACGAGACCACGCAGAGTACAGCGGTGCCAGTCCTGACATGAAGTCCATTGATTGGTTCACGCTTTACAGCAATCTACCTGCAAACACTGGTGCCATGGCGGCAACATCCACAGCCTACACCAACTTGACCAAACCGAAAATGACACCAATGCCCATACCAAGAATGGGGCATCATCATGTCAATGCCACCATGGCACTGATGCCCGGACACTACGCTCACCCTGCTTACCAGCGACTGTACGACCTCAACACTGCTTGTCAAAGTGCAAATTACAAGTCTGCCGACCACGACCTCATCGGGCCTTTGGAAGCCACAAGGACATCGGTCACCGCTACTTTGCAAAGCGACGGTTATGTCAGAGACCCGCTCGCTTGGTTCTCTACACCAACTGCACCGTTCGGTCCCAGCGACATTCACGGAGGCAGTTTCACACTGCTCACTGAAACCAAAGTGAAGTACGAAGGCTACGGCATAGCCGCCAGTGCAGGTTCCAACGCAGGTACCATCAACTCACAAGGAGGTCATACGCTTGTTCTTGAAGCGGCCAACACCTACACTCTGAACAATCATTTCCCTGACCCTCTTGAAGTAGGCGCATACCAAATCATCATTCAGCCAAATGTGTTCAAACAGCAACTGCAAGGTTTCCATCTCAACCACGGCACCGAAAACAAAGCACCCAGCGAAAGCGGAACCAAGGTCACTGAACTGACAGGTCAACAAGTCAACACCGTGATTGCAATTGAGAAGAACATGAGCACGAGGGGTGCTTATGCTCTCATTCTTGCAGAGGCCATGATGGCTGATGTACGAGGCTGTGAGGTCATTCTCAATGAAGTGATTTTGGACATTGAGCCGGACGCTGGAAGTCAGTTCACCAACTTGGCTCCGCTCGCTCTGTACAACCCGTTAGGTGTGCAAGAGAGCACGAGTCCCTCATTCACACGACGAAGCCTGCCATACCGTCCCGGTATGTTTGAGTCGTCCACTCCGGGTCGCACTTTGACCATCCCTTGGTGGGGCATCCTGCACAAAGACGGGGCGACTTCCTCCAGCGCTGACAAGTTTAAGCACCTTGAGTGGCACAAGCCTGACAACTACTACCAACTGTGCAGGGCCAACTACGGTTCAGTAGGGGCGCAGTTGACGCTTGCTGGCTATCCTACAAGTTTCCTTGACATCTACGAGCCGCACAAGCGTCTGCGTAGCCTCAATCCAAACTGCATCGTTATCAGCGATAACGATTCTGACACCATCGTTGTTGACGACAATGCTTTGTTCCCTGTGCAACCCTATTACGGCGAGAACTTGGTGTACTTCAAAAACGGCATACGCTACACGGCCACTTACACCAACCGGACAGGAACGCTCGCTCATGCTACCCTCGGAGAAAGCGACACCTTCTCAGGCGTGACTGGAACTACTGAGTTTTGGGCCAACTTGAGTGCGGGCACTGTTTTGCGACTTACCACGCCTTATGACAACGGAGATGCTGACTCACTGTATATAAACTCTCAAACCAGTTTGATGACAAGAAATCTGCCACAAGTGGCCAACGGGAGCAGAGACACCAACTCGTTACAACCGGCTGATGCGTTCCTTTGCATGTGGCATCCAAATCTCGGTCGCCCGTTCACTTGGTACAGCGACGACAACAGTAGAAGTTTCTATGCGAATACAGGTGTGGCGGACGCCCCTGTCAACCAAAAGCCGTACAATCATGTACCTGAGCACTTTGAAACCATTCACTATCACGATTTCAACTATGTTGCCAGCAAAGGACCGTTCGCTCTTGGAATGGAATGGATAAAGCCACCCGTCACTGAAACCGATTCATACTCCCTCCAAGCAGTGTCCGATTCAGTTGGTACCCTGTCCAACCGCAGGGGTATAAATTTCCAGCAGATTCTCGCCACTACCACATGGATGACAGGTATTCGTGTAGTTGGAAGTGACATCATTACTTCCAACCGTGGCAACAATAATGATTTTGACACAGACAATGTGTTCTTTTCCAAGATTGATATAGCGAATACTGATGGAATTTTTGACCAACAAAGTGCTGGACTTGGTGATTCGGACCTCAACAGTTGTGATGGGTTTGACATTGACCCCAGTGGTACGAAGATGATTGTCACAGATTTTCATGGCGGCGGCATACGAAGTGCGACGCTTGCATCTGCCTTTGATGTGTCAAGTACCTTTACCTTCACCGGTAGTAGGAATGTGTCAAGTCAGACAGGTATTCGTGCTGTCTCATGGAACAACGATGGCACCAAGTATTTCATCGGTTACACATCTACTGTCCGTCAATTCACTGCCGGTACGGCTTATGTGGTGGCCTCCGGTGATACCGAAGGCACCTCTGCTACGCTGTCTTTTTCCAACATAAGCGACATCGTTTTCAGCCCGGACGGAAGCAAGGTGTGGTATGGAGACACGAATGGGTATGTACGAGAGTACAGCCTGTCCACACCGTATGACACTTCTACCGGCAGTGCGACTGTCACGCTTGACCTGCGTACTTACTTCCTCAACAGAACCGCGTCTGTGTCTTCAAACTCTGCTACTTCCACTCCTTGGCTTTCAGGCATTGACTGGAGTGACGACGGGACGAAACTCTATGTCTCTACGCTGTACGGCGTGATTGACGACAGCAAAATGTCCAACAATCCAAGTCCAGCAACGGTCAACGGCATAGACGGAGCAAACACCACCAATCGCTTCCCGATTATGGAAATCAGCATTTCAACGACCACCGAAAGAGAAGGGACAGGTGCGGCGTTCACTGCCGCAGAGATTGACGCTGATGCAGTTTTGACACATCAGGGCGGCACGCTTGGTTCCAACAAGTACAATTTCTTCGGCTTTTGGGGAGGGGGTAGTCATGGTGGCGGGGCCGTGAGTCGGTTGGAATCGTACGGACATTCCTTGATTGGGTGGGGCAGTGATACCTTTGGCATGGATTGCGAAACCTATCAAGACTCTACAGGAGTGGCTACTTTAACACTGCCGAATGACAGAAACCGATGTTTCGGTTATCGCATGGCCGTACGGCAGTTGTACAACCGACCTCGTTGGTCACCGTACATACGAGGTTGGTTGGAAGTAGCGAACAGCAACGCCATGCTCGGCTACTATCACGGCCCTCTCATCCAACACGACTCCAAGTCAAACGGTTGGGACTATGTGGGAAGCGATTCGGGCGAAAGCGATGCGGACATCACTGCCATGAACATCGGCATTTTGGAGCGTATCACGCAAGTTTCCAGCCTTCTTGGGCAAGACCAAATCGGCAGGCAGGTGCGCTACAGCGATGGTCGTCGTATGACGGGGCCGTTCGGTTGCCCCATACGGACATTGAGGAACGCATCCACGACCACGCGCATGTACCCCAACGATGAGGTCGGACAAGGTGTGGAGGAATTGGCAAGGGCTCACCGGCACTACATAGTGGACTGGTGGGGCAACACTCGTGGTGAGGATGTCAGGCGTTTCCCTGTGCGTGGTTTCGGCCTTCGTCCGTCGTGGGATGCCGAGGACGCTTACGCCGATACGAATGTGACACACCGTCCTGCCGCACATGATTTGTTTGGCGGCGACGGCACCGACCGCTACAGTGGGAATACCAACAGCGACAACAACTCAGCGAGCAACATGAGCAAGGTAGATTGGTTCAATCCAGCCAGTGCTCTCAGAGTTGGAGACCGTGGTGATGGCCGTGGTGTCCGTTGGCCCACGGTGTTCAATGAAAGCCTGCTCATGGCTGTCAGTGAAAAGCACGATGCTACTGGCCTTGTTCTCAGTCATAGCACTGCCGAGCCAATCCTTGGACAAGGACTCGTCAGACCCAGCAATCTTGCTCTGCAAGACGGTGAGGTTGAGCGCGGTATCAGTGACCGTGTTGACCTCAACGCAGACGACGGTTTGCTCAAACCGTCAGCGAGTATCGGCGAGGCAACCGAAACGGTCAACGCTGACGACAGAGGAGCAGAACCTGTGTCTCGCAACGATGTTCGCATCGGACTGGATGTGGACACACTGGCTGAACTCAACGACGGTGTGTCTCGTGAGTATGTCGTCATGTCTACAGAGGCTCACAGTCTTCACACCGACAAGGAAGTGGGACAGCGCACCAACATCCGAGGTGCGTACGATGTTGGTAGTCGCACGCTCAAGGATTTGGACATGACCGCTCTCAACTGGTCGGACAAGCCTGTGACGGGCGTAGTCAAGCACTCCAACGCTCACGCTATGTGGGCACTCGGTGGCACTTACATCATGGAGTGGAGCAAGCACGCTGGTGTCCTTGATGTCAAAGGCTGGGGCAAAGCAGGAGCGTCTTCGTCGTCTAACCCCTACCAAGATGCCAATCACGATTCTGCGTTGGAAAACATCAACTACACGGACAGCACAATCCAATTCATCTACCGACCTGCTCACGGCCTTGACCACAAGCACAGTCAAATGTTCCGAGCGTTCCTCAACACGGGCGGTCCACAAACCGGCTCCAATTTCTACAGGGCTACTTCCGGTGGAAAGTACGGCATGTTCACGAGCGATGTACCTTCGGCCCGTACGGGCACGCCCAGCAGTCCTCCGTACGCTCCAGTGTACACTGTGGTCCCAACGAGCAGTACGACCGTTCCTGACAGTCAAGGGCCGAAGATTCAGGGCGTTGAGGTCAGCGGCTACGACAAGGCCGATGTACGCTCACCAGTGGCCCGTATGGTCATGTCAGAGAACACGCTGGAGCATTTCCGTTCCGATGCCAGCCGTCGCTCTACGGATGACGAGGAAGGCGACTACAGCGTTCAGCCACGATTCAGTCAGACCCTGCATCCAAAGGGGAGCAAGGGCGATGCAAGTTATAACACCGGAGACCATAGCGGGGAGTGAGGCGCATGACACCGATGGAGAAGGCTTGGGTCATCTTGAAAGAGATGCGTCAAACGGAATTAGGTGAACATCATGAAGAGTTTCCCAGTTCTTACGGTGAAGTGACTCATTACCACGGTACAGGAGAAGCGTATGCTCCGTCTATTCAAAGACAAGGACTTCAACCGGGTCTTGGACATCATGGGTATGGAGTGTATATGACGCCTGACCTTGCGGAAGCCGAGTATTACGCAAGAAAGCACCGATACGGCGGCATACGCTACAATTCCCAAAATTACCAACAAAGCGAACCCGTCGTTTTTGCGGTTAGGGGTAACCAACTACCAATTGAAACCATGACACCCGAAATATCGTTCCTTGATTCTGCTCCGGTGCCCCCACAGCGACTTGTGAGGATTCAAGGGAAGTGAAGAATGATGGCACTGGGCAAGAATCTCTCAACCGGTCGGTCTGACGCCGCTCAGGACTCGGTAATGAAGGTGATTCGCAAGCCACGCTTTGTTGACAACGCCGTGCGACACGGTGAGTACACCAAGACTGCCGCTGGCTTTGTCGTCAACGCTCCTACACAGTCGGACTTCATGCCGACCACGGAGAAGCGTTACAGGCTGATTGAGGAGGAAGATACCATTCGTTTGCTTCACAATCCGTCGGACAGTGTTCGCTACGAAGGGGCGCTGTTCCTTGATGGTGACAAGGTGACGACTGCCAGCACGCTACCTGCGCTCGTGGTGGGCGCTGAGAACAACGACCAAGCCCTCGTCGTGTCGCAAATCCAAGACGCCACCAAAGGCACACGGTACAGGCTGGAGAACCTCAAAGGTCGCAATCTCAAGTCCATCGGCTTCACCGACAAAACCATCCATTTTTCTCAGAAAGTTGGCGTGGGCTTGCGAACTTCTGACTTGGCTCACCGTGTTGCCAAAGCAAACACCAGCGGTATCAATGGCGTACGGGCTCGTACCCCCAGCCTGACTTTTTTGGCCCAAGACTTCTTGGGCGTGGAAGCGTACACGGCACTCCGGTTTTTATCCAAGCATGACGGCTACAGCCCCAAGGCTGACCGATTTGGAAATGTTTGCTACTTCCCACAGAACCACATTGAGCGTGAACACTTTGTAGGTGAGAACAGAGTTCTCGGCGGCTCTATAGAAGAAGCCAGTGAAAGCACGCCAAACCGTGTTGTCGTGCGTGGCAAATCAAGAGCCAACAACCAAGACAACGCTGTTCAAGTCAACGACTTCGGCAGGCAACAAAACGGCATCACCGAGGTTCCGGGTGGCATTCATGCTCCTACTGCTGTGACCAAAGCCAGTGCTAAAGCCATCGGCCAGCGCATGTTGAAAATGGCAAAGAACTCTACGGGCAGTCGTAGGTTGGTGGATGTCACTGCCGCCAGTCACATGCACCCCGGTGACATGGTGTCGTATCAGACAAGGACCGACAATGAGCGCTACATTGTACTTGGTAGTCGCATCAACCTCAATGACAAAACCAGTGAACTACATGTGAACTCAGTGGATGTGACGCTGGAAGATGTTCTGCAACGCTTCCAAGAAATAGATGTCAGCGGTAGCACCGATGCCAACGATGAGCGTAACAGGCAATTCGCTGTAGAGGAGTTTTCTACTTCGTTTGGCTTCAAGGTCCGAGTAAGTTGGCAACTGTCCGAGCGTGCGGACATGAATCGGGGCGTCGGCTACACCATCGGACTACCTCGCCGAAACACCATCAACGGTGCACGACAGTTGCAAGGTACAGGCGTCCTTATCAACAATGGAGGCGGCTATGCAGTGGGCACGACTTCCTACACCGTGGACGGCACCTCGGCTTCCTCCGCCTTTGTCACCGACAACCAAGCCGTCTACACTGCTAACGGAAACAAACTGGGCCACATCCATCTTGCTTCTGTCGGCTCTACTACCGTTGTTATCAAGTCAGCCAGCGTGCACAAAGTAGCCAACAACGACGAACTCTTTTTGTTGTCCGACTCAGCCGAAGCACTCAACAACCACCTGAAAATTGGTGCCGTACACAGTTATTTCTTGAAAAACAGGAGAGGATGATTTGCCACTACTTAACGAAGGAACGAGATTTTTGATTGACACTTTGAAGAGTCGCATCAATGAAGTGGTCTTCGGATTTGACGGAACTGTTGCTACGCAGGAGGATGGCGGTATCGGCAGTCCTGCTGTCGTGGTCACGCCGACGGTCAGGGTGATTGACGACAATACGCTGATTGTTGAGGCCAAACTGGCTTTGGACACTTCGTTCACCCGTCCACTAAGAGAGGTTGTCATTCGTTTCAAGAATCCCAGTGATTCCACGGACACCACGGACATCATGCGCTACACCTATAACTCAGTCCAAAAGACAAGCAACAACGAACTCCAATTTTCAGCCATCATTGAGGTGACAGTATGACGAACCCAAAAGCAGGACACACGAGCGCAAGTGGAATGGGCACCGACGCCCAAGGATTGAGAGACGGCGACGGCCTTACGAGCCCCAGTCTAACGAATCTCTACGAAGGTCTCCATGGCAACGGTATCATGAGGTTGGGCGATGGAGCAAGAGGCGATTCATTGAGAAACAGCATCGTTTCCAACACGCCGGGTTTTATTGAGATAGGCTCTTCACAAGGCGAAATCAAAGTCTACGGAGGATTCTGTACGCTTGACGGCGTGCTGTACAAGTTTGCAGGCGGACCGGGTGCAAGTGAGTCGTTCATTGTGGGCACGACAGGGAGCGGAGCAAACCACAGCGGCGACTTGCCCAGCGTGCCCGGTAGCAACAGCGATGTCTTTGTCGTCGTCTACCTCGTCGGTAGGACAGGGCCGGAAGCCAACCTGATGTACGAGATGGGGACGCCCGCCGCTCCCAGTAGCGGTACGCCTCTGATTCCCAACCGTTTTCTTTCAAGTCCAAGCATCAGTGGGAACACCGACGCCAATCATCAGCACACCGTTCTTGGTGTCCTACGCTACGCTATGACCGGTGGGGCAGGCAGTGTCACTGCATCCCTCAGTACAACGCCGACGATTCATGACCGACGAACCTACATACGCTCTTCGCCGCTGTACCTCACTCCCATGACCAAAGGCTCCATCGGGAATGTTGACACCTCCAACGCACTCACCAGCGTTGACGGCTTCTTTGCCAGCCCGGAGGACGGCGACCTCAGCGGGAGCACATTTGGCGCAATTTGGCAAACGCACAGGGCAGATGTAGCAGGTGCCAAGCATGGTGCCATCTACGCATCGGTGCCAAGAAATCTCAACACTACGCCTGTGACTAACACCTATGTGCTTGGCCCAAATCGTCTTGAAGTCGTTACGACGAGTGGAAATGTCACCTTCACCTTTGACCAAGCCAATGTGTGGATTGTGACCACTGACAACAACCGCACCATCAACCCAACCGGTGCGTTTGGTGCTGGCCATGTTGTTGAAGTCTATCACAAGGCGGGCTCTCACACGCTTCATTTTGATTCAACGAGTGGTGGGCACAGCACCAGTACGAAAATCAATGTGGATGTCGCCGTCAACCAGTATGCCAAGTTCATCTACGACGGTGCGAACTGGCACAAGGTGGACCTGCACACGGTGAGTTGATGAGTCAGTTCGTAGACCTGTTCAAGCAGAAGTGCGAGAACTGCAACCGCATCGCTCTGCCTCTTTGCATCGCTGGCAGTTATATCAGTGGCGAGAAGGCGGTCGTCCATCAGTGTCCGTTCTGCAACTACCTACGCTTCCACGGGCAACTCGGCTTCAAGGGAGAGCGCAAACGCAGGGTCAAGCCTGTCGCCAAACAGACTGGCGGTCGGCTGTCCAAGTATCTCATCCGTCGGGCTGAGAGATAATCACTCAGTGCGCTTGCCGATGATGTCGTCAATGCGTAGGATGCTGACGGTCACTTCGCTGGCTGACAGGATGGCCTGTCGTACCAAATCAAACGGTTCGTACACATGGCGTTCGGTCATGCTACAGGCACCGCCGTTGTCAATGTCAGGGCCGGAGTCCTTGTGCCCGGTCTTGTGTTCGTTCCTGAGCGTCAGGATGGTGTCCAGCGGGTCATGGCCAGCGTTCTCTGCGATGGTCGCAGGGATGGACTCCAGTGCGTCGGCAAAGGCTTCAATGGCCATTTGCTCACGACCGTCCACTGTGGCCGCTTTGGAGCGCAGGTACAGCGCCGCACCGATGTAGGCAGAGCCTCCACCAGCAACCATTCGCTTGGTGTTGTAGGCGAGGCACACAACGCCGAGAGCGTCTTCAAAACCACGCTCAGTTTCATCAAGCGTCTGCATGGTAGCACCTCGTAGAATGAGCGTGGTGACTTCGCCTTCGCCTTTGACGACGATGTACTTCATGTCGCCAATTTGCTTGCATTCAGCATCGCAGTCAACTGCTTCTACCAAATCGTCTGTGCTGTGCGAGATTGATGTGCCCAACAGTTTGGACAGTGCCGTCATGTCGCTTTCAGGGATGCGATGCACCAGCGATATGCCCGACTTCGCCAGCGTAGCGGCCACAACTTCGTGCACCGTATCACGGCAGAATACCACACCGCCGTCGGGTAAGAGGCTGATGATGGCGTTGGCACATTCCACCCACTGAGTGCGACCCGACTGTCGTTTGTATTGCTGGTATTCGTTGGCCGACGATAAACTGAGTTGGATGTTCTCTTCACCCTTCATGTCACTGAGACCCGTGTTGATGAGCAGTGCTTTACCGTTGGGCTTGAGTGGCATGGCAGGGAGCAGGAACTCTTTGTGCAGAACCACCCCGGAGAAGCAGGACGAATCGTCCAGTCCGCCACCGGGCTGACACAGCACACGGATGCGGTCGTAGTCACCGCCAGCAGTCTTGACAGCATCCACGCAAAGGTTGCTCACATGCGTGATGCTGGACTCCAACGATTTGCCCGTGATGGAAGTGCGAGCAATATCGCTGAGAAACTTCTCCTCGGCGTCCACTGCCAATTCGTTGTTGATGTAGTCAACTGCCCAGTTGGAAGCCTTTCGGTAGCCACGACAGATGATGTTGGCGTGCAATCCTTTGCTGAACAGCAGTTCGCTGTTGCCGAGCAATTCACCTGCAAGCACGACCGTGCTGGTCGTGCCGTCGTAGCACATGCTCTCTTGGGTGTTGGCCGCTTCAACCAGCATTCTTGCCGCAGGGTGACTGATGTCAAGTTCTTGCAGGATGGTGGCACCGTCGTTGGTGACGATGACATTTCCGCCGCTGTCAACCATCATTTTGTCCATGCCCATTGGGCCAAGTGTCGTCTTGACTGTGCTGACTGCTCTCTTTGCCGCCCGGATGTTGTGGACGACTGCGCTTGTGTTGCTTTCGTTTTCGTTCATGTCTCTCTCTCTCCTCACCAGTCCACTTCGTACTCTTTCACATCGCCACTGTGTCGGCATCGTGCCTTGACGAAGCCCTCATTCATGCCGTGTTCCCACAGTTCGTAGACCAGTTGAGCGTCCTTGAGGCAGTATTCTGCCACTTTGTCGTAGTTGCCTTTGCGCCATTCAATAGGCGCATCGTGGCTGTTCATCAGTTTCCCTTTGTTGAGGGTGTGATAACAAGCGTCGGACAGCGGCACAGCGTGCCCGACAATGGATTTCAGCAAAGCAGATGTGTCAAACACCTGCTCTTCTGACTTGGCCATGATGTCACCGGCTGTCCAACAGTCCAGTGCATCACGGATGATTGGGAGGTCAAACTGTTTCAAGTTGTGACCGAGGACCATGCCGCCCTCAGAGACATGCTTGGCCAAGTCTTCCCCGATTATTTTTGGGTGAAGGGGCTTGACATCCGTACCTTCGGGTAGATACTTGGACACCTTTTCATCAGCGTAGACCGTGCCTTTTTCGCCATCCCAAGTGGCGACAACCGTTGGCTCAAAGAGATGACTGGAACCCCATCCTCCAATCTCATGAGAGAAGTTTGCAGTTTCAATATCAAGGGCCAACATTTTCTTCATTTGATGAACGCCTCCATGGTATGCCTGCACCCATCGCACAGTCCCAGCATTTTGTTCAGGTGAGCGCCGATAATATGACCTCCGATGTTATCACCGAGTTTGGTATCACATAAAACACACTCGGCGTGCCAAGGTGTTTTCATCATTGTTTGCCCCCTTTCTTGAAATCGCTGTTGAGGCGAATAAACACCCGGACCCCCTCTCTCGTGTCGCTAAACATTTCAGTGCCGTAGGTGTTGAACTTCTCGTTGACTGTAGCGTGACTGCTGTAGTTGGCCAGTTTGCCGAAGTTTGACATGACCTCTTTCTTCTTAGCCCACCCATGCCCACGGTGGTCGTCAAAGTCAAACAGTTCTGCTTTGTTGTAAGCATCTCGCCAACAGGCTTGCATCTTGTTCTTCTCTGATGCGCCCGCTCCGATGTTAACTTCGGACTCAAGCCACTGGATGAGATTCTGATACAGGTCAAAGAGAATTTCTTTGGCCATGTCCACATGGTCTCCTCTGACGACCCATGTCCCTTCAATCATGGCGAAGTGATGAGCGAGAATGTTGGTGTAATTCTGCAAGCCCATGATGAATGAGGAACAGATGCCTTGTTTGTCAGGACTCATAACTTCAACAACGCTGTAATACTCATCAATGGCAGAAATCAAAGCAGGTTTGTACGCCTCATCAGGTCGGAACATCTGCCGCATGAGCCCCATAACGACCACTTCTTGGTCGTCACTACTCATCTCATCCCACTCAAGAGGAGCGATGTCGCTGAGTTCCAGCACTCTGCGCTTAAGTTTCTTTTGCAAGTCCTTGAAAAAGCCAGTGACTTCTTCAAACGGTACTTCAAATTTAGGCTCACTGTACACATCTTCTGCAAGGGCGTGGTTAATTTGTCGCTTCATTTCAAGTGTCCAATGTCGCCAGTAGGTCAGCACACGCTGAAAAATGCCCTTGTCAAGCACATGCTCTTTGATACCTTTTGGTGGGTAGGTAGTAATCCACAATGACACTTCTGACTTGATAGTGAATGTGTCCCTCGCCATGTGCTTTGTCAGTATGTTACGCCCAGTTCCTGCTGAGTTCAGAGCAGATTGTAAGAACAGAGTCGTGCTTTCGTTGAATTGACCCGTCTTGAGAACAACACTGCCTTCGTCAAAATTCAATCCTTTGCGACCTGCAAGGAGTCCCGGTCTTGTCACTTGAGGGGCATCCCTCGGGTTGCCTTCAAAATCAGGGTCAGGGACCAATGTCCCTATGAGAGCGGCATCGTTACCACTGTTGTAGTCAGCAGTGTTCAGGTTGGAGCCGCTAAGCACCTTTTCTATGATTTGATATGCCGCTGATTTGCCTGTCCGAGTGTCTTGAATCCAAAACATGTTGACCCTTGGGTCAAGGTTGCTACCCCCCACAGGCACTCTTACATACGGTATCGCCGCTTGTCCCAAAATGTAGAAAAACGAAATCAGTCCGGGGATTTCGTTGTTCTTGCTGACTTCTTTGAAGTGCTCAAGGTAACCTCGCAGAATCCCATAACTCCTAACGCATTCATACTTACTTGCTTTGTGTTCCATGTCTCTCTCCTCTCTTGAATGTCTTTTTGACTGTGACGGGCTCTTCGGATGTCAAGACATCCAATAGTCGCTGGCGCAACTTTGGACCCATTCCTCGTACTGCTTTTAACGACTCCGGGTACAGCATTTCTTCAATTGACCCGCAAACTTCCAACAGTTTCGTCACCATTTCAGGACCGATGCCCGGCACCGTAACGAGCATGTCGGCTCGCACATCATTGGTACTTGTTCTTGTCACGGCTCTTGCGCCATGCCTGCTTGCCGACTTGTGCATTTTGCTATGCAGTTTGGCGATAAACATACCTGCTTCAGCGCAGTCCTTTGCTCTATAGATGTGACAATCAAAGTCTGCTGTTAAACGAGCAAAAATCCCCAGCATCAAATCAAGCGTTTTTGCGTAACTGGTTGGCCGACCTTGGTTTCGGCACATGGCCACATACTTCGCTATGTCTCCATGTACGACCAGTACAACTCGCTCGCAGTTTGCGTCAAGATTTTCAATTTGACGCTGTAGATGCCCTTTGAAGGTGGACTGAATGAGGTCCGATATGCTTTTGCACTCTATGCTGGCGTTTCCAGCCTTGTAGTCGCCCATTCCCTGTAAGTGTTCTTTCTTGACAGGGAAGCCCTCTCTTTCAGCGGCTCTGACCACAGCGTCGTGAAGTGGTCCACGCTCGTTGCTGTCAATGAGTAACGGCTGTGTCATTTTCATTCAGACACCTCATAATTTTGATGATAGATGCAGTATTTGCTGTTCTCAATAGTCCACTGCTTGCATCTTTTTTTCTTCACTGTAATACCTTGGCAACGATGACTGTCAGGAGCCGTTTTAGCACGGCAACTAACGCAGTGAACTTCTCCTCTTTGGGTCGTCTTGGCTTTGTTACTTACAACAGCGTCGCAAATGGCACAGTGTGTGTTCAGCCTGTGCTTCATGCTTCTCCCTCACTAAAATCAATCGCTCCTGTTTTGTCCCAGTAACGGCACTTGCCGAGGCACATGCCTTTTTTGTAGAGCATTGAACAGGTTTGGGGATATTCTGTGCCGACGATGGTGCCCACTTGATAACGAGTGGTTCCCTCGTTGAAATCAGCCCAATCAAGAGACCGTATGAAACTGACAATCGTTTCTGTGTGTTCTTCCAACTTGGCTCGGTCAATCCGTTCCACGGGAATGAAGTTTCTCAGGCGTTTTGACAAATACTTGACAAGTTGAACTCGTTCGTCGTGGCTGGGGTTGCTACCCACACGGCACGCCGCTTGGTTGAGACACGGTAGGATAATCACGCCGTCCATGGAAATAGTAGGCAAGTCAATGGGTTTCGTGTTCGGGTTGAACACCTTGCCCCGGCTTTTGCCTTTGACGACTTCCAACTTGAGCCCTTGTCCGCCGTACGGAATCATACCTTGGCCGGGGTCAAGTGCCTTTTCCATGATGTGGTACAGACCAGCCTCAAGGTCGCCTGTGCTGAGCGGAATGGACCACAGGCCTCGCTTGGAGTTGTAGGAGTTTGGAATACGAATCATGCCGCTGGTATCAAACGGAACGGCAGGGTCAGAGCAGTACAGGTCCATGGTGTGAATCCATTCGCTGACCAGTTTCATTCCTGCTTCTTTGATGTCGGACAGACTGTCGCCACTGCTGGGCATGTAGGCTTTGTCCAGCCCCACCCACACATGAAAGCCCCCGCCGCTGTACCACATGCTGTGCGTGATGTCCTGCTCCAGCAAGAACTCGTGAAGTCGCTTAGTCTGTTCAAGAGGGGCTTCCGGGTCAACATCACCGCCTTTGTTTTTCCGAAAATCCTTCGGGTCAAAGTCCATCACGAAGTGACGAATGATGGGAGTCTCCAAGTTCACTCGCTTGTTGAAAGGTGGGAGCGTAGCCCGGTAACCGTACACGGTCATGTAGGCGTTTGACACTCCGTTTTTTCCTTCCCAATAACGCTCCAAGTCAGTGTTGCTTCGCACGATTTTACGATAACCTCTGCCCCTTTCGGGACTCAGTTCCATAACCTCTCGTGGAAAATCAAAGACAAGTTGCATCTTACTCACTTCTGTACATGGATGCAATTCTCGTTACGACTCCTGACAATTTCGCTTTGCTTTGCAAAAGCGTGGTGTTCAAACTAAGGTACATGATTCCTTTGGAACCGATACCTTCACCGTCAAACTCGTACAGTGTCTTTTGGATAGCGACACTGTACTCTTTGTTCTTACCCAAGTGCGAGAAAGAAACCTGAACAGGTCTGCCTGTTTGCAACTCCAACCGTTTCTGTATTCTGCGCTTCGTATTTTCTATCCGCATAACTTGAAATTTGTTCATGCAACCGCCTCCTTGTAATTGTCAAGGTATTCTTGTGGATTGTCACTGCCTTCCCAACTCGGACAAACAGATTTGAAGTTGCAGTAGGCACACTTGCCTGCACTCGGCTTGGTGGGAAAGTCTTCGGCAAGGTAAGCCGTCAACAGTGCTGTCTTGAGGCGCTCTACACGCTTCCCAAAAGTTGTCCACCTACGCCCGGTGGCCTCTTCGTACACGACCTTGTTCACGCCACGCTGTTCGTAGCCGTACTTGTTCAACGGGTCCAACTCAGCAGTGTTACCCGAAGGGTAGACCCATCCCCAGTGCGTGACATCTTGATACGGGTGGTTCGCCCATTGGAGAAGTTTCTTGTAAAACGCCATCTCTTGTCGCATGGACTCCATCTTGAACTTGGAATCCTGCCACTCATCTTGGCGGTTCTTGGTCTGCACCCACTTCCCGGTCTTCAACTCCATGAGGGCGTAAGTACCCTCGTCTGTCGCATAACCTCGGTCAATACTCCCAGCAAAATGGATGGGAATCGTGTGAGTCTCGCCATTGAATTCAATCTCTTCCTCAACGAAAGCATGCACCTCCAACTCATTGATGACAGGTAGATAGTTCTCTTTGCCACCAGCGAGTAAGCGTTCCAAGTCCCACCGGATGCGTTGCTCAATGGATTGTCCTTCACCGAGAACATACTCCTGTTCAGGTATCACGCTCAGTGCCAATTCCAGTGCCTCCTGTCGCTTGTCTCTCTGCATCAGCGTGTAGAGTTCATCAAGGACAGGGGGTACATTGTCGTAGAACTTTTCAATGGCGTCGTGGACATTGTTACCCTTCGTCATGGCGTCAGTGGATGGCTCAGGAAGACGATGAATGCGCTTGTACTCGTACTGCTTGGGGCAGAAGTCAAAGTCGCTCGTCAGGCTTGTCTTGGTCATTCTCAGGTATGGCTTCTCGCCCATGATGTAGGACGATTTTCGGTATGCTTCCCAGTCTCTTTCACTCATTGATATGCCTCCAGTGTTCTCTGCTCCATCTCTGCGAACTCAAACAGTCTTGATTGGCGAGTGCAAACCTCGTCTGCTCTTCCACAAGTAGGGCAGGTGGATTTGAGTCGCCACCAAGTTCGTTTTTTTGTCGGAGCGTCTTTGACTTTTCTCCAAAACATCCACTTGCTCATTCTTCCTCACCCCTTTTCTTTGTACGATGGAACCAATCACTGGGGAATGCGGCGGCTCTCATGTCTTGCATGGCAAAAGCAGGAGGTGGTGCCTTCATACCTCCTTCCATTTCAATCAGCATTTGCAGGTAAATTGCCAAGTCCATGGCCTCTTCCTGTGCATGGATGAGCCATTCAAGACGAGATAAGCCAGCAGTCTCCACGGTCACTCCGTACTTATTCTTGCCAACCTCAGCCCGTTGCTGAATCTTCTTGCACACTTCGTCTTCAATTCTACTCATGTTACCACCCGTATGTTTTGGGCATCGCCGCCCCGCTTGCTCTCTCCAAGTCCCAGTCCAGTGCCTTGAAAATTGGCTTGAGTTTTGCTTTGATGAGTTTCTCCACCATCAAGTCGTAATTGAGTTTGAATCCGGCCAATTCGTCGGGCATTTCGTAAGCCACGACATCTATAGAAGGCATGCCGTCAGGCACACAACTGACATAAACCCAGTTCACACTGTCGCCCTCGCCGTAGTGCGCTTTTTCGGCCATCTGCTCGTTGTAGTAGCGTGCCGCTTTAACAGCACCCCCAGCGCCCTCAGCGTATTGTTCCAACCGCTTCTGCAACCTTGTCGTCGTAGCGATGTCCGAAGGTTCCACATCGCCTCGTCTGATGCGTTTGGCAAGCGGCCGGACCAGTTGGATGACTTCTTCTTCGGATGCACCTGTGCAGATGGCTGTCAGGACATCGTTCTCAAGGTTCTTTGAAATGGGAGCAAGCGTGCTGATTTTACCCCAGCGTGCGCTCTTGACTTTGCCCTCGTCCTCCGGTGGGAACGAACAGATGCCGTAGTAGAGATTCTTGCCACCTACAATCCAGTAGGGCATGTAGGCTTCAAACTCCACGAACAAGTGGTTGGCTTCGTGCTTGCGCTGAATGGTTTCGGTGAGGTGCTTGGCGAGCGCATGGGCTTCGTCAAACGGCACCTGCACGAACGCAGAGTCCGTGTGACCGTACAGTGCGTTGTAGCCAGCCGCTTCGGATTCTTCCATCAGCGCCTTGATGGCTTCACGCCCACAGGCAGTGATGGCTGATGCGATGTCAAAGTCGCACCAGCCCCACCAGCCACTCGCGGTTGCCCCGTATAGACTGGCCATGACGCGCTTGACTGCCAGTTGAAGTGTATTCCAGCCGTTTCGCTCAGATTCGGTGGAAGCCTCTCGCATACGCTTTTTGTAGTCGTCTCTAACCTCAAACAGTTCGGTGACCATGCTCGGTAGCAAAGCAGAAACGCCTTGCCGCCAACAGGTGCCGTCAGGCAGTTGCCTGATGCCTTCTTCACCGGCCATGCTCTTTGGCACCTGCGTTTCCCACGACAGGTTATGGCTGAGAATAAGAGAAGGGTACAGCCCTTTGTAGTCCACACAGGCCACGCCCTCGTACCTGCCGGGGCGTGGTGGTGGGATGAACGCACCTTCGTACTCTTGCTTCTCTTGCATGGACTTGGACGGTGCTTTCCACTCTGTTCTGCGTTGAAGCAGGCCTCGTGCAAACCGAGTGACATTGTGACATGAGCGGAAACTCACGCCACAGAACTCTTGTAGTGAGAGGAAGAAGTTCAGCACATGATTGTCCTCGTCAATGTGCTTCAAGAGGAAGGTGTCCACCATGCAGTAGTCCACATACTCGTCAAAGCGTTCAGTCCAACCTGTGTGAACATCCATGTCCAACTTGCCGCCGTAGCCGCAAACCCGTGCGATGGTGTCCAGTTTAAGGTTCTTCAACTGAGGCTTACCGCTGTCCTTCCACACACGCTCAAATCCACTGCCGCTTCGCATCGGTGACGCCGTGTCAAAGCAGAGCCGACCGATGATGGGTTGGTCCACATAGTCGTACGAGCCCTTATTGGGTCGCAGAACTCTACCGAGCGGGCTGAGCCGCCGGAAGTTCTTGAGGCGCTTCGTAAGGTGAGGAAGGTCAGCCCACATGAGAGCGTGGGCTACGAAAATGTCAGGGTTGCATTCATCCAAGTACGCAAGGAACGCATCGTGCATCTCTTGTTCTGAGCCGTACAGATGGCGTTCATAGGTTAGTGGGACTTGCTCCCCTTTGTGCTCGTACTCCGTTGTCTTTTCTTCAACGAGGTGGTCGTGGTCGTACAGACCGTTAGGATTGTGCTTCTTCCAGCAAAACGAAACATGTCGGTTGTTGTAGTTGTCAATGACAGCCATCACCGTGGTCTCGTGCGTCTTGGTGTCCCACTCAAGGTCAAAGTGCCACACCCGTGGTTTCCACTTGGGCATGACCTGCACTTCGTCAATGAGGTAACGGTCTTGTAGGCTGAGGTCAGCCTCCCATGTCTTTGAGAAGCACTTCGCCAAGTCTCTCATGTCTCCCTGTCGGTAAGCGTAGACTTTGACCAACTTCTCTTCGGTCTTCAAAGCCTTGCCCGTATCATCAAGGTCAACGCAAGAACCGGGAAACTTGTCAAGAACACGGTCAATGTAACTGAGTGGGGTTCCGGCAGAAATCCAAAAGTAGGGTCGGAAGTCCGTGACGGTTTCTTCAATCAGGTTTCCTTCCGCATCACGCCACCTCTTGTAGATGTGGTCCGGCCCCTCGGGGTCAGGTCGGAAGGTATCAACAATCACAGTCAGTCCTCCTCGTACTCTTGGTCAATGACGACCATCAGGAAGTTGCTTGTGGCTTGTTCAAGGATAAGCACGGTCTCGTCGCCAGTATGCAGTTCAAACTCACCGCTTGGTAGATTGGTGAGGAGTTCAGGGAGCCACTTGTCAAAGGCTGACCTAACCGACACGCCGTTTGATTCTACATGGCTGAGGTCAGCCTTGACGAACATTTTACCGGTAGCGGTAGAGCCGCCACGGATGATGAGTTCTTCACCATCCACATCAAACTCAGTCTTGCATGCAAACTTGTCGCCCAACACTTTCTTGAAACCGGTGGCGGGTTTCAGCGAGTCTGCTGAAACTCGTGCGTGGTGGGTCAACGGAATGTTGAACCAAGTGCGCCACATGCTGTCCTGTGCATCGCTGATGGTCTTGGACATGAGTCCGACCTTTTTCTGCGACTCAATGTAAGAAGTCGTGGGGATTTGCAGACTGGTGTTGCCGCATCGGATGTGGAGCGTGCCGGTCTTGCCTTCCTGTGTGAACGACAAGTCAGGGATTTTGCTGGTAGCCAAGAACGCCTTGACCTTCGGAATGTCGGAAATGTACAGGTTGCCGGGAACAGCATCACTGCATTCTACTTGTCGTGAGATGTAGTGCGTGCTTTTGGCCACAGCCGCATGCACTGAGTCTCGGTTGACCGTGATGGCGATGTCCATCAAGTCCTTACCAAACGAACTCAAGAACGAGTTCAACTTGTCTCGTGTAATGCTGAACGATGTCATGGTTTCACCTCACTCGGCGGGGAAAACGAGTCATAGTGCAAACGCCCATGAGATATAGTGTGACAGTTTGCGCTACTATGCCATTTTGACCTATATTCTCGTTTTTACTGGCAAAACCCCTGTGAGTCGTTTTCGCTCAGAGCACCCCTGCGTCTCGTAGTTCAGGCAATCCGTACCACTGTGCGTCCTCGCCCTTTTTGGTGACGAAGTAGAGGCGCTCTTGGTTGAGAAGGTTTGGGTTGGTCTTGCTCTTGTAGAACTCAGCCGTGTACCGGGTTTCGCCGGTCAGGGCACCGTCGTTGTTGCGAACCGGCTTGGCTCGCATCCACACAATTTGGAACAAGTCCTTGTTGGCAGATTTCTCCCACACGATTTTGAAACCGTCATGGCTCAACAGCCCGTCGTCGGGCTTGAGGTGGGTCTCCCAGTACACATCCACACCGAGGCGGTTGAGTTTCTGACAGATGGCTGTCAGTTGCTTGAACCGAGTGGAACGAATGCTCCAGTTCCAACCAATCTCTGAGTTGAGTTTGGCGTGGCTGGCTTCCACGGCGTCGGTGGCTTTCATGTCAAGGTCGTAGATTTTCATGCAGTTGACGCACATCTCGTCGTATTGGTCAACGCCAGTGACGATGAACGACTTGAGAAGTTGCCCTTCGTAGCCGGGTTGTGCCTGTCGCTCTGCGTATTCAACGGCAAACTTGCCAATCTCCATGGCACGGTTGTAAGACGCCAAGTAGTTGTACGCTGTCTTGTCTTCTTGTTGCATCACCCACGGCGAGAAAATACGGATGTTGGTGTTGCCATCGTAGTGAGCCTGCTTGCAGGACAATCCGCCGTTGTCGTGGTCAAGAACAATGCACAAGCCATCAGGGTGCTTGTGAGCGTGAGCGTCCATGAGGACGCCGGTCTTTCCTGTTCCTTCATGTCCAACAGCGGCGAGGAAGGTAGAACTCGGTGCAATCTCAGGAGGATGCGCCTGTGCTTCCATCTCGGATGCGATGTCGGGGAAACTGCTGATGAACTCGGAGGAGGACACGACGATTCCTGTTTTCACAGTCGTCGGCTCTCCAGCGAGGCCCAGCAGTTGCTCCTGCGCCGCTTGGACGGGCACCGTCTGTTGTTCTTGAATCTCAGCGAGCGTTTCCGTCTTCACTGGATTCTTGTTGCTTGCTTCGTTGTTTTCTGCCAATGCTTCCCAACTCATTTTATTCACCTCGGAATTGATTCAAACTTGTGTCTCCCACGCCGCCCGCTGGACGAGCAGTTCGTGGAGGAATGTAGATGCCGAGAGCCGACATGGAAGGTTGCATCTCGTTTTGATACGGTCGCAACTTGAGGCGACCTACAACAATCACGCTGGTTTTCTCGTTGTAAGGGCGGACATTTCCGTTGACATCCGTGTAGTGAAACACATTGTCACGGTCGTGCATGGTGCCTGAAACCCACACGGTCACGGGCTCAACGCCCTGTCCGTAGATTTGTAGACGGTAAGAGCGGCCGGTCGGGTCGTACTCGCTGTCCATCGGGTCTCGGTTGAGGTAGGTCACAAGTCCTCTTGTGACCACGATGGGGTTGAGTGTCATGCCGTTGGCCGTGGTGATTTTGCGCTCGGGGTGAGCCTCAAGGAGTTCGCCAAGAGGCACATACTCGTTGTGCATTTTGCCGTTGACAAGCAGACGCTCAGCGCTGAACGCTTGACGCAAGTTCTCAGGGAGCCAACTGTCCGTGTACTCCACGGTCTCATGGAAGTTGTTGTTGGTGTAGAGTGTGTCAGCGCCAGCCTTGGTTGGCTCAATCACATGAATGCGAGCCGCTGTCCACTGAGTGTAGTTGGCCTCCATGGCCTTGCCTTGGAGGTTGACACGCCACATCTGAATGTCGCTCCCACCTTCTCGTGAGCCTAAAAAGTAAGCGGCCTTGCTGAAACTGGTCGGCATGACCGGCTTCACCTTGCCGTCTCGGTTGGTGAGAAGGCAGAGAATCATGTCGTTGTACTCAAAGCCAAACCAAGGCAGGTCGCTTCCGTTGACCCGCTCATCAGTGGCGTTGCCGTTGATGCACCACTTACCTTCTTTGGCAGTGAGAACACCGATGAGTCCGTCGTTGATGGCTTTGTCTCGGTTGTTTCGGAACATGTTCATCGCCTTGTCGTACATGCTCTTTCGGTTGTCTCGTGGCTCGTCTTCCGTGCCAACGAACATGCCGACATAGGTCACGGTGTCACGCTGACGACCGGCGCTTGCGTTTCGGGTTTCAACAACGAATTGTTCACACCATTGGCTGAGGTAGAACGGGTCTTCGCTGAAAGGGTCTTCAACCATGAACTCTTCTTTCAACCACTCGTGAAACTTGTTTGCCGCCTCACCGACCTTGATTCCGAACTTCTCAGCGTAACCGTTGAGTTTTTCCAGTACATCTTCGGGGTAACTTTTTCCTTCTTCCATTTTCATTTCTCCTTGTTTTTCTTCAACTTTGCCACAAAGTATTCCACAAACGACAAGTCATCGTCGGGCCACTGTGTGGACAAGACAGCAAACTCGCCGTATGTGAGCATGAAGTTGTGCCAGTCGTCTTCGCTTTCCATGAGCGGTTTGGCACGATAGCGGAGTCCTTGCAGGACGCCAAAGCGTGACTGTCCCGACTCCAGTGCTTGGGTCAGGTACGCAGTCACTTTGGGGAAATCGCTCCCCATGAGATTGAGAGCGGCCTTGTTGAGATATGAAGTGTCTCGTCGGATGCTTTCTGCGAGAGCGGCGGGCTCTTTTGGAATACTTTCCAAAGTATCAATCGCCTTTCTCAGCGAGCCGCCTGTAGATTTGATGAGGTGTGGTAGGTGCTCCTTCCACTCTTGCGGTAGGCTTTCCCGGTCAATAATGAACTCCAAGCGACCTGTGTTCTCATGGTCTATTGGCTTGAAGAAGAAAGTCAGGCATCGGTCACGGATGGCGCTGTGAATAGGACCGATGTCGTTGGCCGTGAGAATGAACACGGTGGTGCCATGACTTTCCTCCATGATTTGGCGGAGCGCCTTTTGAGCAGGAGTGGTCGTGCTCTCAAACTCGTCCATGAACTCAATGCGACGAGCCACGCCGAGCCCCTTTCGCTTGCTAATTTGTTTCAGTTCACGCACAGCATCAATGCCTCTGTCGTCGCTGGCATTGGTGACACGGAAGTTCATTGGGTCAAAGAACTCGCCGAGCAAATCCTTAGCCAGTGCGTAGGCCGCACTGGTCTTGCCGACACCGGGAGGTCCGACCAAGAGAATGTTGGCCGGGCACGAGTCAATGTCCCAAGTCTTGGCAGACTTAAGGAACTCGTCGCACCCCGTCAAATCATCCAAAGTGGATGGTCGGTACTTCTCTCTCAGGTTCATTCAGAATCGCTCCATTTCCTTTATTGTCAGTTTAAAAGGACTTCATGTCAGGCACTCATTTCTATGAGGTCAGTCAACTGAGATACATCACTGTACCCCAGCCCATCGTCAAGGTAGCGGATGTCCGCTTTTCCTAAAGTCAGGTCGCTCAGTGAAAATTCACTGAGTTCAACGACAACAACCATGGCGTACTCATCAACAGGAATCCAATCCTGACCGGCAAGTACGCCTTGGTGGGCAAGTCGCTGACGCATGTGCTGAGCAACTTCCACACTTAATTGCAACTGTCCAATTTCATAGGTTTCATACCCGTCCATGGCGGACAGGCGAACATGAGTTTCAAACGCTTCATCACGACGCACCGCAGTGACGAGCAGGCGAATGTGAAAGGCGTCTTTGAGAATGACCCAGCCGCCTACATTTCCGAGGCGGACAGGGCCGGTGGACAACAGTCGCAACCGTTCATCGTCCTCCAGCGTCTCAAGCAAATAGTTGAAATCGGTGTTGGTGGGTACAAACTTACCTACCTTGACCGGAGCCTTGAGACTGAGGTTTCCCAGCAAAGCGGCTCTGTCTTTGTAGTCCTGCTTGTAGATGTCCCAGTCGTTGCCGACTGCGTACACATCGGTCATGTTCGTGACAACACTGCCGTCCATCTCCACCTCAAAGACAGCCTCTGTCTCTGCGTAGGGGAGCATGGACTCTGACATTTTGCCGAACACTTGCTTGTGCCGGTTGTAGAGAACGCCCTTGAATGTCCCTTTCGGGAACTCGGTGATGTGTAGATAGCGCCGGTCGCCTGATACAACCTCAGCGTACACATCCTCCGGCGTGGTCATTTTGTCCCACGCCTTGTAGATGGGGCCGAGGAAAGGCTGGCCCGGTTGCATGGTCCGCACTTCCATGTCCTGCGTGTCACCGTACAGACGCTGAATGATTTCAGCAGGCGACATGGTTTGGAGCATGACATTGATGGATTGCAGGCTCTGTGCGCCACGGTCGGTAGCGTACGAAACAGCCTGCAAAAAACGGTTGACTGGCATGGGAGGGCGTTCATCTGTCGCCCTGCCCCAAAACAACAGTGCCTCTTTCTCATTCATTTTGCTGGCAATTTGAAAGAAGCCTTCGTCCTTGATTCTCGCCATGAGGTTGAGCGCTTGCTTAACGGTCAGCCCTTGACCGCCGTACTCTGCTGACTCCAGTGCCAGCATGGGGACGACGGGCTTGCCTGCCATTGATTCGTCCCACACCAGTGGAGAGATGGACAACTTCTTGCAGATGTCCTCCCGTAGTTCGTGGAACGAAATGAACTGCCGCTGGTACTTGGAATACTCGGGGTAGTACATGTCAATCAGTTGGGAACTATCGTCAATTGAGTTATTCACACCTTGGCGAATCAAGTCAACGATTCGCCTGAAATACTTGGAACGCTCTTCGGCGTCCGTCATGTAGAAGCGGTAGAAGTTTCGCAAGCCTTCTGCGATGTTTGCCGCCTCAGCCAGTAACATCTGTTTCCCTCAGTTTTTGGAGGGTATGCTGGATTGCTTTCGCCAGTGAATCGGCGTCCTCAAGACTCAGCCTCAAACCCTCTCTCGTGAAGCCTTCGCCTTTGGGATGTTCAACGGTGCGTCGGATGCGAATGTCAATTTTGGGCTCGGCATCGCCTTTGGGGTCAGCCACGCTCATGACTGCTTCGGCCTTGCCACGCCACCGTATCGTAGTGGCTGGCACACGCCAGCGAATCTCTTGGTCAAAGCCACGGTTACTCACCGGAATCACACCCCTCACACTCGCACAATTCAAGGGCTTCGTAGCACAAAAAGCACCAACCTTCTTTCCAAGCAAGGAAGTGTGGGCAAGTCTTGTATGCGTCGTCATCCCTTCTTCCTTCGTCGCAGTGACCACAGGTATGCCCTTCGTATTTGTCTGTGTCAAACATTCTTCTTTCCCTCCCACCATGCGGGTGGTTCTTTCTCGCCCACCCAGTCAAGGAGTCCGTCGTAGATAGCACGACGCAGGCGTAGGATGGAGCCGTAGTCCTCCCACACATCGCCGCTGTCTCGTCGCACGAGGAGCATGATGTGGCACTCGTCCTTCATCTCAGCGTCAAGCACTTCGGTCACTTCAATTGCCTCCGAATAACATTGTGAGCGTTTTCAAAACTCTCTCGGAAGATTTGATACTGGTCGGGTGTTATGATTCCCTCTTGCCACAGACCGGCAAAATAGTACATGATGGATTCTAAATCCATCATCATTGAAAGCGTTTCATGATTTATTGCTTCTTCGTAATTCATCATCATTCATCACCTGCCCTTCGTCGTGCAAACGCCCAAGCAATCTCGCCCCGGCATTCTCTACAGCACAACTCCAAGTCGCTCTCGTCGTCAACATCCTGCCACAGTTCGCACAGTAGGCATTCGGTTCCATCAGTCATTTGTCCCATGTTCATTCCTCCTTGTTGTTGTAGCAAATGAAGCATTCGTAATCTCCGTCTTTGTTTGGGTTTTGAAGTTGGCGACCACGATAAAATTCGTAACATTCTCCATCATTCACCCTTTCACAGTCGGGACACCAACCTGCATGTTCTACGAGATACAGGAAGCGTTTGTAGGAGTAATCCTCATTCTCCATGTAGCGAAGGACTTCATGAATCCAGTCAATTTTAGCCTTGAGAAATTCTACTTCGTTCATGTTCATTCCTCCTCGTCTGTTGGCCACATCTCAATCAGCGTGTTGCCATCGTAGCCTCGCTTGATGTGGATGGCGGCGGCAGGGAACCCGAAGGGGAACCCGCACTTGCTTGCTCCAATGATTCGCATTGACACAATACCTCCGTAGTCCATGACCATATTTATTCGCTTGAGACTTGACACCAATTTCGCAAGCGGTATCAGCAGGGCCACATTGTCAGCCACTTCAAAGCACTTCTCCAAGAACTGAGGGAAAATGCTGTACGGTGGGTTGGTGATAATCCAGTCCACCTTGTAGGGCCAATCAAAGAAGTCACGGCCCTCGGTGATTTCGCACCAGTCCTTGGCACTCCATTCGGGAAATTGGTCATAGAACGCACCATCGCCACGGCATGGGTCAAGTAGTATGGGTCGCTCTTGTGGAAGGTAATCGTAGAGAAGTTCATTGTAAAAAGCAATCATCTGCTTGGCGATGTGCCGTGGGGTCACCACCATGTCGTTGGGCTTGAGGTCGGGGTTGGCATCGGCGTTGCCACTGCCGAAGTTCTCGTGCAGGCTCATGCTGTCACCTCCACCCAACCTTCACCATTACAATGAAGGCAATCCTCTCGTGAAATCAATCTCTTCGGGTTGTAGCCACTACCGTCACAGTGTGAACACTTATTCCAGTTGGGGTAAAGAAAGGGTTCACTCACGCCGTCACCTCCTTCAAACGAGAGAGTGCGGCACGAGCATCATCTTCGCTTGCGAAGTAAGTGACCTTCGGAATGTCAGTGGGTTGCTTGTAAGAGTTGAGCAACTGAAAGACCTCCTCTTGGTTCAAGTCAAGACGGCGAATCCATCGTGACCTATCTGGGCCATAGTCCATGAGTACCCAAACAGTGAGATTCACGCCGTCACCCCCCACCATGTGGGTACATCCGTTTTTCTGTAACGGATGTTGTCTTTGCTTTGGTAGTAGCGACGGTAGGCCGTTACTGCGTTGTCGTGCTTGTACTCCACGGGCATCGCTTGAGCGAATGGGGTGTAGTCTCCTTCAGGGATGTACTGCTCCATGTACTCTATCATGTGCATGATGGGTTTCCGACAAGCATGCTCCTTGAGGTAGCGTTGCTCAAACTCCCGGCACAGTGCGAGAGCATGGGTCGCCAACCACATGAAGTTCATGCGTGACTCGCCAGCCCACAGTGTACAGGGGTGGTTTTTGTGAGTGATGCGCCACGGCGTCCCGCTCTTGGTGAGGATGCCGAACTGCCGACAGTCATCCTCGGTCATACCGTGACGACCGAGAGCCGCCCGCATCATTTGACCGGACTCAATAATCATCTTGCTCACTCGCTGGTCGTCAATGCACTGAGCCGCTTTCACGGGGTCGTTGTCAAGTACGAAGATGTTCATTCAATCACTCTCTCTCTCTCCATTTACCGTACTCAAACGAGTTTGTTGACTGCTTCGTACAAGTGGGGGTGCTTCTGCTTGAGTTCCACCAACGGCGTGTCGTACAGCCAGTCCTCAATGACGGACATGATGTCATCACGGGACTTGCCTGTGAATGCCAACAGTTCGCCGTAGGGCACATCGTTCACGGATGCACGCTTTGGGCGTTGCGGTTTCTGAACTGCGGCTTCTATGGCATCAGCGGCCATGAGTTCCTTGAGTTCTGCTTGCTTTGGTGCAATCGGTCCGTACGCCACGGGCGTTTGTCCCTTCATGTCGGGGGTTCTTGGGACACGGCGCTTGTCCAACTTGTTCTGTCGCCATGCGATGGACAACTGTGCGCCGATTTTCGCTTTGGTCAGGCCCTTGTAGGAACGGCGGTCAACCAATTCAAACGCTTCTGCCGGGGTGATAAAACCACCGTGAGTGTTGACCACTCGCACTGCAAACGCAATTTTTCCTTCTTCTTCTTCTCGTCGTAGTTTCATACTTCGTCTTCCTCCTTTTTTTGTCTTGCGACTTTCACATCTGTCTCTACCCAACCATGCTTGGCTTCTCGTGAGCCAATCATGGTGATTTTCCCGCTGATGGTCTGATTGATGGTCCATTCAAAATACTGCTCGGGCGACCAGTTGGCCCGGTATTCCATATCGTTGCAGTTCATGCACCAATCAGCATCCTCTTTGGCGAGGTCGGGGTGATTGTAATTGGGCTTGCCACAATTCTCGCAAGCCGTGTAAGGCGTGAGTTCGTCAACCATGAGAACTCGTGTGATAATGCCGCCCACCTTGATGATTTCAACATTCATTCTTCTTCACCTGTTGCAATTTGCCATTCAGTTACTGACACAACTGCCCCTCGGACATGAGGGGGAAGCATGTGTCCGTTGTAGAAAGTGCCAGTCACGAACATGTCAGGCGCATCACCGTCAGCGTCACCGTTGTTCATGTCCATGAATGCGATGATTTCAGGACGGCTCAGTGCCGTCAGCGTGTACTCCTTCTCTATATGACCAATGGAAGGCTGACGAGATTCGGGAATGCTGGTCCTGAACGAATAGGTCGTCATGGCGTCATCGCCAGCCAGCAAGCCGTAGTCGTACGGTTCAAGGGGCACTATCGTCTCACAAACAGGGCACTGCGTGATGACTGACCACTGCTCAACGAGTTCCTTCTCGCCGGTAGGAAGAATCATTTCTTCCTGCCCGTCAAAGTTCCAGCGGGCTTTCTCCAACGGGAAAGCCGAGAGTGGTGTGCCGCAGTTGCACTTCCAATTCTGTGCCATTTCTTGTCGCATCATCATCTCCTGCATGTGTTGCTGTTGTGGTGAGAGGTGCTGTACATCCGTGAGTTGCGCTTCGCTTTCGTCCACCTGCCAACCAACACCTTCAATCAAAAGGCGCATGCGAATCCTCGCTTGTGCCGAGGTAGGGTTATTTTCCTGAGTAATCAGGCTGATGGATTTCTCACCGGTACGGATGTAGGACAAGCCAAGGCCAGCGGGTTGCCACAGGCCTCCTTCTCGCAGTCGCTCAAGAATTGTCAATGCGTTGTCTTCGGGTGTCTCATTCATCACCACTCCTCCTCTTCGTCGTCCCAACTTTTCCAAAGCACCTTTGCTTCATCACGCATGGCCGCAAGTTCGCTGATGATGGTTTGGACATCAGCACCTTGGATGTGCATTTGAATCAATTCTGCTACAGTGTTGCGGACACCTTCGTAGTAGCCTTCGTCGTAATCTCTGCTTTCAGTCATTCGTCCTCATCCTCTTCGCCAATTTCCATGACTACGACATCGCCAACAACAATGTCGTCAAAAGCAATCATGCTGGTCGCCGCTTTGTTCACAGGTAGTCCCAGCAGTTTCCCTTCTTCGTTGCCGTACATGTAGCCAAGGTTGCCAGTTGGAATGAGTTCAATGTAGCCGCCCACCGCTTTTTGAATTTCTTCAAGCGAAGGGTTCCAGCCCATTTGTTCAATCGTGCCGTCCACTTTCAACAGGTACGCCATCACTCATCACCTCGCAAGGCTTCCTTTCGTTGGGCTTCTCGTGCTTTGAACTTCGCTCGGTATCGGCTCAGTCCTGCGCTTCGTTGGTTCTTCGTTGGCATGTCTTCTCACCTCAATGTAGGATTGCGCTGAACATGGGAACATCGGCGAGTTGGTCGTCAATGGACTTGCCGTTGACTGCCTTCTTGGTGATGTCGCCAAGTACAGTGTGGACCTTGCCGAGTCGCTCGGTCAAGGTGCTGAAATTGAGGGTGCTACCCTTGAGGGTCGTCTCGCCGTCCGTCCAAGTCGGCTTGTGAGTGAGAGCGCCGGTCAGGATGTTGTACACATGGTACAGGGAGCCGGTGTCTTCTTTGTCCACGGCGACCCATGGCTCTTGGTGGTTCGTCCATCCTTGTCCGAGGAGTCGCCACATGTGCCCACGGGTGATGGCAGAGACATTCCCGGTGTCGTCCCGCTTGATGACGGGCTTGGTGATGAGTCCCTTCCGCTCACAAATCGTCATGAGTTTTTCAAAGATGTTTCTGTCAACCTTGACATCACGCATGGTTTCGGCCACGATGATTTCTTGTGCGGCCGCATCAATGACATCCATGATTTTGCTGGCCATTTTGTCAAAGTCAAAGTTGCCCAGCGTGCCAACGGTGTGCTTGAGTTTGATGAGGTTCGCTGACTGGCCCATGACCATGCCGTTGGCACAGACGAGGCGCTCAGCAACGGCTTGCACCTTGAAGGATGAGGAGCCGTCCAAACTGTTGTAGATAGCGATGCCGACACGATAGTCGCCTTCACCCGTGAAGCCACGGGTTTGCCATCGCTGGCCCAACTTTGAGGAGGCTTTCCCCCAGTCAACATTGGAAGTGACATCCACGAAGCAGGCGGCTCGCTTGCCTTCGTCCCAAGCAATCACCTGAGCAGGCCAGCCTTTCTCCGCCGCCATGTCAAGGACAGGGCCGAAGCCCTTTCGGTAGGGCATGGGGTAGTATGAGGCACTGAATGTGCCGAGGTAGGCACCGGCAGGCCGAGCGTTGTTGGCGTAGGTCGGGTTGAAAATGTGGTAGGCCACAGGCTTACCTGCGTTGTCGTTGACACGAGCCACGGTAGAACCGGCCTCGCCTTCTTCGTGCATGACGAAGGCTGGCTTGCGAACTGGGTCAAAGTCCCAGTTCATGCTTTCCAATTTCTTGCGACCGCCTGAGAACAGCATGTTGTCAAAGGCTTCTTCTGCCATGTGGAACTCCTCCGTTCCGTCTTGATTCACAACGGTGACCAGTGGCTGAGCCGAAGGCTGAGTCCACATCGGTGCGTTGTCGGTTGTTTCTTCTGCCGTGCCAGCAGGGATTGGCTCGCCGTATTCAAGGGCAGAGACAATCTGCATGTGTTCGTCAGTGATGTGCAGTGGCTTGTAGTCCACGCCGATGTTTCGGTACACGGCTTGGCCCCGGTCGCTGTCGTCGGTTCGCACCAGTACGGCAACACGGTCGCCGGAGATGCGTTCAAACCTCGCAATCATGGTGCGAGGCAGGCGAACAGAGTTCACCCCCATGACCGATGGGTATTCCACTTCCACCATGTTCGGTGTGCTTTGCGTCACTTTGGCAATCAATACGATGTCTTCCATGTTTTGTTCCTCCATTTGTTTTCTATTTGTTTTTGTGGTTTCAGAGAACCAGCCATTTCCTTTATTGTCAGTTTAAAAGGACTTGACTCCAGTCCTCGGAAAATGATATACCACGCTACTGCGTGCGGTGAATATGAGCAGGGCGCTTGAGATGGCTTGGATGCTGTTGAAGGCGTCCATGCCGCCGTTCGTCCCTCGTCGCTTGGATGACCAGTTGGGCATCGGAAGTTATCGTGCCGCTTACGAACCGCCGGAGGACTCCGACATTGGCTATACAACCAAGTACGGCACGGGTGAAAAGTTGGCTGATACCATGGTGCTGGGTCAACTTGCAGAGATGTTCCCCGAAGCCTTCGTGGGAGAACAACTGCATGCTTTACCAGTTCCCGAATCACAATTACCACTCTTCACCATGCAGGCTCGTAGGGACAAAGACGACCCACTGTCGTACAGCGAGCCTTACATGGCCGACGAGTTCTTTGACTACGGTGCGGATGGTGGGCACAATGTTATGCCGGTGACCTACACCCAAGAATTGGGTGCACCCATTGAGTCCGATGTCAACTGGCGAGAGTTGGCCCCGCACATTGAAGTGCGTGACCGGTTGAGAGAACTGTACCCGCTTGCAGGTGCGCTTGGCGTCGGCGACACCAAGCCCGAAAACTTCGCACTGATGCCGGATGGCCTTGACATTCCTCAACTCAGCACCGCCGGTACCGTGAAAGTGATTGACCCCATGTTTGACTACCCCCGAAGGAGACCGTTCTACACGCCGGAGTTCAGACGGGAGGCCAGTCGCTTTCAGCAAGACCTCCCTGAATTGAGAGAGTTTGCTCAGCCCCTGTACGCTGGCCTTGACCAGTACAACGACCCCGCACTTGCTGAGCAAATGCTTGACGCCATTGTCCAAGGCGAGCAACAGAACCTGCAAAACATCCTCACTCCTCTGAATCCTTAACGAAGGGTTCTGTCGGTAGACCGTAGAGAAGGTGTCCGAATCCGGGGTGACCTTTGCCTTTGGGAAAGGCACCACTCGGACGAGAGCCGTCTCTCGTACTGACATCAAGGTTAGTGTACACCGCACGCAGAACGAGGCGACCGACATCCCTTGAGAAAGCCTCCTCTCGTTTGATGAGTGAATCCCACGAAGGAGGTCGTCCATCTGCCGCACTGTAGGCACGGACCAACTCATCTATTTTCATCAGGATTGCGTAAGCGGTCTGATACGATTCGTTCAGCACAAAGGTTTCCATCCAGTCAATTTTGTCAGTCATGCGATTCGCCTCCAGATGTTTTTCCCGTTGGAATTTTTTTCCGCAACATAGCGTGGACTCATCCCCAAGAACACACCGAGTTGATAGGTGCTTTGAGGCATACCTCGTTTGCGGGATGGACCATATTGTGAAATTACAGCGTCCATGATTGAGCGAGAAGATTTGCAGTCTCCGACTGCCATGACGGCATCTACTCTTGCCAGTATGGCCCTTTGTCGTTGTTGTCTTTTACTCCGATGAAGGGGTTTGAATTTCTTCTCATCTGTTTCAATCATCCAGTCCCAACTCCTCTGTCAGTTTGCGAATGCGGTTGTTCATTTTGAGCAGTTGCATCTGCCACTTCTCGGTCTGCTCTTTCACATGAGCCTCAATGATTTGCTTGGCTTCTTCTAAGGTGGAGGCTTTGATTTCTTCCAAGGCTTTGGTAACAGCGTCAGTTACGATGTCCCTCGCCGCTACTTCAATGACGAGTTCAATGTTGCCAAATTTATCCTCCACTGCTTTGGTACGAGCCTCCAGTGACATCATGTTGTTTTGCACTTGGCGGTTCAATTTCTGAACGCTGTCTTTGGTTTTTCTTTCACTGTGACAAGCATCGCACCGAGTTTCCCACACCGCTGATGTGTTCGTCTTGGTCTTGAATGAAGTCCCACATATCGTGCATTCTCTGACTATGCCTCTTGCGCTCATTCCATCAAACTCCGCACATGTTGTAAATCATAGCGATGACTCGCTGAACCTCTTCAAGTGTGTAGGGGTCATGATACTCATAGCCCCCTTCAAAGTTCAACTGCTCAACGAACTTCTTGGGGAAGTAAAGTCCGTCGTTCAGCATGTATTCCATAGCCGCTCTCTCTTTCGGTGTCATCATATTTTCCAACCTCTCTCTTGTTTCAATCGCTTGACCAGTTCACTGACCAAGCCTTTGCGCTGTTCTACATTCCCGCCATCCAGTACCGCTTTGACAACGGACCGCTTGTCCTCAACCACACGGTCAAAGTGTTCGTCAATCGTACCGGCACAGGAGAGGTACACAGCATGTACATGCTGGCTCTCCTGACCGATGCGATACACACGGTCCTCTGCCTGTTCCTCGTCAGTGGGTGTCCACTCACGCTCAATGAAAAGAACGGTGTCGGCCTTGGTCAGCGTGATGCCTTCCTTCGCCGCCACGGTGTTGCAGATGAGCACAGGGATGTGCCCTGCTTGAAAGTCGTCAACGATTTGCTGACGAGTCTTGGATGGCGTGTCGCCGTTGATGGTCCGTGCATCCTTGAACTTCTCAGCGAGCCGCTTGAGAACATCCCGGTGATGTGTGAAGACCACGATGGGCTTCCCGGTCTGCTCACGATACTGCGTAATCCAGTCGGCGGCGTAGTCCACTTTGATTTGCCCACAGATGTGGCGCAGGTCGGAAATCATGTTGAGCATGGTGCCCGGTGGCATCGGCTCGCCGTTCTGATAGTAGTCGTCAATCTTCCTGTCCCACTCCTCCTGTGCGTAGTCGTAGGGACTGCGGGCTTTCTTGCTGAGTTGGATAGGGAAGAAAGTGCGAGTCTTCGGTGGCA